TTACTGGACCTTATCTGCCTGAATGGTCACAGAACCTGTATTGTCTGCGCAGTTGTCATCACCAATGTAAGCGATAAGATAATAATTGCTTCCAGCCACATTAATCTGTTGTGGTGTACTGCTGATTGCAGACCCCCATCTTGCCGTACTCATTCCACCAGCCATAACAACCCGATCAATCTGACATGAACTTCCTGTGACGCAGTTGGCGCTATTCGACGTCAGGTAAATATTATAGGTACCCGCATCGAGGTTGAATTTCAGAGGCGAACCACTTTGAACCTTACTGTTAACGGCCTGAGGATCAAAGCAGTTATTTTTGGCATCGACGACAAAAGATGCAGCCTGACTACCAAACGACAGTGATACTAAACTCAATGCGATGAACGATTTTAATTTCATTATGGTGACTCCCGTTTAATTTGATGTAATTGACTGAGCGCGTTCCGGCCTTCACGGCACAGCCCTTGCGCTCGATTTCATTCTGTACTGAGGCTTGTGAGAGTACTACGGACATGCGTCCGGCTATCGATGGCACGTCAACAGAAGAGAACAGCCGTCATAAAGCCTGGCAATCAGGATTTTCAAGATATGTCGTTGCGGCTTTTAACTGCCTCAGGTTGAGACAGACAGTGACGGGATTACAAATGGAAAAACGGTATGAGGAATAACCATCTCAAAATATCTTTTGTGAGAGCGCGATTGATCACTATGTCCAGTTGAGCCTGAATACAGGGTATGTGAAAAATTGCGGGTATGAAACAATCGCACTGAGCCTGTGCCAACCACAGTCCTGGCAGCAGGTGTTCCAGACCGGTAAAAGTCGAGTGCTTACCCTCGCGCCGGTTTAGCTACGTCTTTCATCTCAGCGGAAAACTTCCGCAGCTTATGAGTGAAAGTCACAAGCATTAACCCAAGATAAACCGTGCCTGCCTATACAAGCTCGTAGCGTGATACCCGACGATAGAGCGTTAAGGACAGGGATATACATTGGAAAAAGATGTCTCGCGATAAGAAAAGAGGCCAATCAGGGTCATTAATTTTATGAAGAATATCTGAGGAAAGTTAAAGACCGGCAAACCATTGAAGTATAAGAATAAAAAAACAAATGATCGTTGTCGTTTTTATCCAAATTTAGATCTGAAGGTTTCTGCTTCCCAGCCGATAATCAAAATGTAATCGATAGTACCTTATCTTTATAGCCCTGTTCGCTATGCCCACATCCGAGTGGGCTTTTTTATATCTGACGCAGGCATATCGTGCCTTTTATCGATCAAATCTCATTCAGTTGTATCTAAAAAGCACGATCACTGTATGCTTCCACAGTCAGTCAAAATTGACTGCTGGATTTTCCCTTGTAACAGTTTCTGCCTGTGTAACGCAGGCCTTTTTAATTTACTGCCTTCCCTGCCCTGACAAACTCCGCCGCCATTCTGTAAACCTCCGCCTGAAGTGGATTCGTCTCCTCTTTCATCCAGTCTTCAAGTATTTCAGCAAGCTCTAAATCAAAAAAACCTTCTTTTACATCAAGCAGTTCCAGCACGGCTTTACCGATTGCGGTAAAGATAATATAGGGCCGTTCATCATCGTCGTCCATGTGAGCCTAAGTTGTGAAACGGAAATTCAGCATAGCACATAAAATGAGCAATTAATTTTATTCCTGCGGTTGAAGGCTTCCCTGCTCTTTTGGCTGTTGCCCATCAAGCTCAAACGCTAGCGCTGATGCCGCTGACTACAGCCTGCACGCATCTGTTTTCCTCTTTAGTTTGTGAACGACCTGGCCTTGAGTTTTCGACGCGGGCCTAAAGCTGAGGGATGCCAAAATGCAGGTTTATGCAAGGCAGGAGAGTACGAGGATAAGGATGGGCTGAAAGTCCATGATGAAAGATGGCAGCAAAAAATGTCTGTTGCCACACTGCTGCCATTTTGCTACCACTGCCGAATGTCAGACACAAAAAAACCGCCCAAAGAGGCGGCTTAAACGACATTGCTACTACTTGATTTTATTGATGTTTCAATATGGTGCCCGGGGCGGGACTTGAACCCGCACGACCTTGCGATCGAGGGATTTTAAATCACTCTTTAAACTTAAGTTAATCAGAAGGTTGTGGTCAAAAATCATAATATTACTTTAAATTTAAATATATAAATATCAATCACATAAATACACACACGTATCCAAATTATGAACGTAAAACCCATCAACTCATAATAATCAATCAAGAGAAGTTACTTTACCATTACGTTTTACCCAATAATCTAGGCCATGTGGAATTATTTTTTCTTCATATATTTTATTTATTATTCTCTGCCATTTTGTTTTAACATGTTCCATGAGTACTCTCACTAAACTTTCAAGTTGATTTAGCCAATCATCACTAACATTACTATTCACCTGTCTTAATGAAGTGAATATTTCGCAATCCCTATCTTTCTTATGGCCATATATTACCAAGTCTAAAAGACAATCATCTAATTCTTCATTTCCTTTATGTGCAGCAAAATTATGCCTTGCCTCAATTAAATCTCGATGAAGCTCTTTATAATCAGTTGGTATATTACTTTTATTAAGACTGAACTTTCTTGCTTTAGCTTCAGTAAAACACTTTCCATAAGTAGTAAGTATTGATATAAACAACGACTTTAATATGATATTTTTAGCTATATCAGGCTCTTGAAAATGCCCGAGAAGATCTAACTTATTAGCTATTTCCCTTATCATATCAATCCATGATATAACATTTCTTAAATCTTTGTGTATCAATTGCATAGCCCTAACCTGATCTATTAAATGACCACGCAAGGGTATCTTGGGAAGTATATTTCTATTCTGTCGATAGATTTGCTCTACAATGCCATTCTTATATTGTATCTGCCTAATTTCTATACTTCCTTTGTTCTGAATTCTTACTAAAGGAAAATCTTTGTCTTTCATTACTACTCCGCTCACTTCGAAAATATCACTAAATTTATCATAAAATGTGACTTACTGACCACTCTCATAGTGTGTCAGGGTTGGGAGGTTTAAATGCTCCCGTGCCGGAAAAAACACCATTAAAAAGAAGCCTGCAATGGCAGTTTTTATATTAACTACTATTTGTAGTGGTAAAATAATGGCAAATTGATGGTAAAACTCACCCTCATTTTACAACTGGCAGGTCTGCAAAACGGGTTGTGTAAGCAGGTGAAAGCATCTCCCGCTTCATTGACCAGGACTTTTCAATTCCCTGCCCAGCAAAAAATAAATTAGCTTTGCCACTCTGGTTGAGACCATCAACAACACGCATCAGAGCCTCGCTGTTGGGCTGCGGTCGGTATTCATCAAAGAGGTTGAGCTGAGACACTCCCTGGCTGAAAAAATCACCCAGCATTACGCCTGCTTTCATATAGCGGTGACCGTCGAGCCATATCTGATCGAGTGCGTCCATAGCTACCCGGATAATGTCGCGGGTATCGTTTGAAGGTATGAGCAATTTTCCGTTGGCCTGATTGCCGTAAAACACTTCTCCCTCTGCGTGCGGGCTGGTACGGACAAATACAGCGATCTGTTTGCAGTACTGCCTTTCCTTCCTCAGCTTTTCTGCAGCGCGTTCTGCGAAAGCACAGACGGCCTGACGCATGTCCATGTATTCGTTGATACGTGATCCAAACGAACGTGAGCACACTATCTGCTGTTTGGTTGGTGCGAACTCTTCAAGCTCTAAGCAGGGCTCGCCACGCAATTCTCTGACAGTTCGCTCAAGCACAACGTTAAAATGTTTACGGATGATATACGTACTTTGTTCGGCCAGGTCCTTAGCCGTGGTGATACCCATGGCATTCAGCTTTTTGCTGATGTGCCGCCCAACGCCCCAGACATCCTTTACAGGAACAAGGGCAAGCAACTTTTTCTGCCGGTCAATGTTGGACAAGTCCAGAACGCCACCTGTCTTATTCCACTTTTTAGCGGCATGGTTAGCCAGCTTCGCGAGCGTTTTTGTCTGCGCTATACCAACGCCAACAGTGAGGTGGGTTTCTTGTTTAATTCTGGCTCGCACCTTGCGCCCGAGATCATCAAGTGAGGTAAGGCGCTGCATGCCATCCAGGCACATGAAAGCTTCATCAATTGAATATATTTCTACTGCCGGGACCATGTCCTCCAGGGTCGTCATGACGCGATTACTCATATCGGCATAAAGCGCGTAATTGGAACTGAAGACCTGAACGTTGTGCCGCCTGAAATCATTCTTAAGTTTGAAATAAGGCGCTCCCATAGGTATCTTCAACGCCTTGGCTTCTGCAGATCGGGCAATTACACAGCCATCATTGTTGCTCAGAACAACAACCGGTTTTCCTCGCAGGTCAGGTCTGAATACTGTTTCACAACTGGCGTAAAACGAATTAACGTCAACCAGGGCGAACATCAGAAGCCACCATTAGGATTAAAAACCTGAAACAAGCGCTCCTCGCCTTCAGAGGTTGAGATGTCGCGGAAGGTTGTTGTGTGCGTCTCTATCCACTTGTTAGCGGCGCGAAGCGTGTAATGCCAGTTGATGGCATCCAGTTCGCGTACAAAGTCCAGAGTGCTTAGTGTGTAGCGGCCTTCACTGTCGCGCTTAATGGCTTGGCGAAAGGCAATCATGATTTCGTAGTCACGGGGCATTATTCTACCCTCCAAGAAATACTGTATATAATTACAGTAATACTAAACTACATAGTTGATCAAGCCGCTGCGATTGTGAAATTTGTAAAGGCTAAGTAATTTCAGGCGTTTTTTATGGTTTTTGATGCTTGCAAGACTGTAGAGAAACGTTTGCGTAATGTGTATCATTAGAATTGCTTCAGTTTAGAATCTTCACTTTAAGGAAAAAATAAAAATTGAGTAATAAAACACCTTCTGAATATAAAGTTTTCTTTACAGCATTAGGGTTTGTATTGAGCACATTATATTTTATTATTTGGAGTAATATTCTTCATGATAAATTTGAGCTAATCGCAATTCCCACCATAGCCTCTACCACCCTCATGTCACAGATTTACATTGCATATTTAGCCGCCAAAAAATATCGAGAATGGAGTAAAGAAAAGCTCAATGACATTCAATTTAAACAAGCGGATAAAATTTTAGATCTTGAATTAAAGCTTTACGATGAGGTCGTCAAATTTTCAAACTATGCTCTTCAATCATTCAAAAACTATCCAGATTACCGAGCTAAGAGCGGCAATTTCCTTAAAAACTGGAACGAATTTCAAGATCTCTATGACCAATATAGAAAAGAACTAATCAGAGCAAGAGCCTTAAGGATTGATGATAGCTTCGCATTAAAAAGGGTTCCACACTTTTTATATTTATGGCATAAAGCGAAAATTATTGATGCATTAGTTAACGCTTGGGTTCATTCAGATACACCAGCAGAGAAAGATAAGCATGCTGCAGGAAAAAAAAGGCTTTATAAAAAAATGAGCGCAAAATTGGATATATTAACTGATGAAATTTTCCACAAACCATTTGAATTGCGAGTTAAGGTCAAAAATTAATCACAGATTTACTATGGCTTTCAAAAATTTCATGCTGTTCAAAAATACCGCCTTATTTATTGTGTGCTTCGCGTTAGCTTTCTGGCTTTCGTCATATAAGATGCCCTTGAACTCGCTAACTCAGGCGATTGTTGACTGGCCGTACTCTCACTTTCAAGGCCTTACAACCGACACATATGAAATTGAGTCTGATACCGTGACTTTCACTGCGTTGCTTGTGGTGCTCCTCGTTTACACATTGATACTTTTTACCGCTTTTAAAAAGCTCATATCCATCGCAATAAAATGACTTAAGCCAAATAAAAGAGCAAAAGCTTGGTTGGTTGACTATAATTTAGTCAACCAACCCGCAGTCCTGCTCAGACAGGAACGCTTGAGTCATTGCACGGTCGCCGGGTTTTTTTATTCGTTCAGGCCGTCAATTGCTTTCATTCGGGTCTGGAGTTCTTTAATCATATCATCGCGCTGGCTGATGAGTTCATTCTGCTGCTGAAGAGCCAGTGTGAGCTTTGCAATCATCGCCATCTGATCAAGGTAGTATGGGTCCTCTGGCGCATTCTCATCCCATACTTCACCAAGGCCCTTTCCTTTGACGCAATCCCTGCTTACTTCAACCAGATCGTTAGCAATGAAGCCCAGCATTTCTTCAGATTCAGGAATGACACCCCTGGCTTTCATTTTGAAGGTGGCGGGTTTCCACTGCATAACCTCAGACAGAGACTTCTGGCCGTTATAATAAGCGATGTCTTTTTTAAGTTGCCTGTCAGAGACCGCTGAAAGCGTTATAGCCCCCAACCGGGATTCATCAACCCAGACCTCCATCTGTGATGAGCTGTTGAAGTAGTAATTGAATGAGTTACCACTGAAGCCACCACCGCTACCCGAACGGCAGAGATAGCCGCCGTTTATTGCCAGCACCCCGGTTCCTTTCGATGTTCCATATGTCACATTTAAGGTGTTCTCAGGGCCGTTGGTGATTCGGCAGGTGTAATCTTTGGTGGAGCTGCCTGTGTGGAAATCGATGTATGGGACATCCGCTATTAACTCCAGAGAGCCGAATTCAACCGAAGACCGTGAGCCAACGCCGAGATTGCTTCTTGCCGTCCCCTTATCGGCAAGACTCTTCAGATTATCGTCTTTCCGCAGAACATCACTGGAGTTGGCTTTGTTATTGTACTGATCGGCCATGTAGCCCCAGCTCGGCCCCGTGAACTGAGTTCTGTCGGGTCTCGTCACTGTTACTAATGAGGCATTACTGTAGATAGCCTGCCAGTTTTGAAAGTCGAGAATGCGGCCACGCGCTACGCTGGCAAAGTCATTGAGGATTTTTTGCGTAATAGCCACCTGCAAAGATGCTGGCACAGCATTCCAGGCTAACCCGCTGGTTGTCGGGCCATCAAACGCAACTGCCAGGGTCATCTGTGTATCGGATGTAATGTTCGCGGCCACCAGCGTGTAAGGTGCGCCACCTAACGTGACGTAAACGAAATCGCCCGTTTTTAGCTCTGTTGTAAAGCTGGTTCCGCTTCCGTTTACTGTGGCTGAGTTATTGGTTAATGCGATAGTGCCTGCTGACATGGCGATCTCCGGGTAATAAAAAACCCGGCTCAATGGCCGGGTTCTTTATGATTGGTTTATTGCTTATTTTTCGCACGTAGACTGCGTGAAGTTGTTTTTTGATACCCACTTCCACCCGAAGGGGTTTCCGGCGTAATACTGTGTCTGGTTAGCCTGCTTTCTGACGCCGTATACCTGAACAATGGTATCCTGACCGCCGATGCTGGCTGTTGCGGTGCACTCTACAGGCGGCAAAGTCTGACACCCAGAGATAAATAATAACGGAAATAAAACAGCAATCGCTTTCATTTTTCTTCCTTAAACTGGTTTCCATTTTTTTATTTCATTATGTATATTATTTCAAACTGAACATTCGATCTTAAAGATCTAATTTAATATCTTGACATATCGACAGCGAAAATTCTATTTCGGAAGTTGGAATACGTAACATTGCTTACACCACCGGTGGGAACACCTTTGTCTAATATTGAAGCAATAGCTGAATTACTTCCATCATAAAGTGATCTGGCATAAAAAACTGACTGAAAAGGATAGGCCTGCCCACCCTGATTTATCACACCGGTAATGACTCCTGTCATTACCGGGCTTATGGCCCACCGCCCTGAGAGATTTACCGAAATTTTGTAGCCAGCATTCTCATCCCCTTCTGTTCCGAGATTCTGAACATTACTGAGGACTTTAGACTGATTATGAATGATGCAACGACGCGGAGAGGCATTATCAAAAATACCTATGCCGAATTTAGGAGGATTTTGATACTGGTATCCAAATGTGTATAGGGTTATAACGCATGCTCTGTTATTGCCTCCGTATGTAAGGACTCCTCGATTTTGAGTGTCTCTGGAATAGAAAGCATAACCATCACCTCCAGATGCATCATAGTAAAACAACCTTAGAACGTTATCATTCTCATGCACCACCGCCGATCCTAACCCACCTGAAGGTATAGAAAAAGTTTGTTTTCCCATCAGTGTTAATGGCATGGTCCCTTTTATGTAAAAAGGATTACCAGAATTATCAGAAAGAGCAACCCCGAAATCCATATTCTATTTCCTGACAAAAAAAAGAAATGTTCCTGCATAGGCCTGTAGCGTTCCTGTTGAGTAATCAGAATCGCCTGCGGAACTGATGCTGAAATTATTGCCTGAGATACTTACCCTTCGCCTTCCCCTGGGCGAAGTACCCATATTAGCCTGAAAGGTATAATCAAGATAATAGCCAGCCGGAACCTGAAAGGAAAATGATCCGCTCTGTTGACCATTTGCCACTTCGAGGGTCCCTGCTACCAAAATTCTTACTATCCCGGTATTGGTATCTCGGCCCTGAGCATCCCACGTTCCAAAACCCCAATTAGCCATCAAAACTCTCCAGTTAAACGCCCAACCTGAACCAGCGAACCATCAGCAGACAATACTGATATTCCGGTATTTGTCTGTTTATACTTTCCTTCGCCAGAAACGGAGCCATAGTTTTCAATAACACCGGTCTTGAAATTGATGCTGAGGCCCACCTGATTCTGAACGTAATTATCAGACTGGAGAACATCAGTAATATTCCCCCTTCCTATCCATGCAGTACCTATGAACGCCTGGCTGATTAGCACCTGACCGTCTTTTATAACGAAGGGTGAATAGACGTTATTTCCGCTGCCATTGATAACGACGAACTGGTTGGCATTGACTGCAAAGCGCGTGTTGACCTGAGAGCCGTTGATGGTCACGGCAACAGACATACCCGCGTCATAGTTCACGCCCCCATAGCTGATACCCGCCTTCAGCGTGTAAATGGCCGAACCGCCGTTAGCATCAGCATAGGCAGTCATTTTTTGCTGAATCGCTGCGGAGTTATCAGCGACAGCCTGATTAGTGGCTTTGAATCCGGCTGTAACGGTTGTGTTCAGTTCAGCAACTGAACTCTGTGCATCCGCTGCAACCTTTCTGGCCTCAATGATCCCGGCGCGGTTCTCTCCATAGTTGGCCCACTGCTGCTGCACATCGTCATAGTTGGCAAGAATGCTTTCAGCGAGTGCTTTCGGGTCGGTAATGAGCGGCGTCAGCAGCGCCTTGCCGTCTTCAGACTGAAGGTATTCTTCAACCACGCTGCCTATCAGGTCATCGGCATTGACGTTGGACATACCCGCTTTAAAACCTGTCCAGTCACCGGTATTCCCGATCTTGTCCACCAGCCTGGCGCGGTACCAGCGACGAACGCCAGCAGACATCGGGCCGTGCTGAAAGCTCACACCCGGATAGGGTACATAAGCAAGGAACTGTGGGTTCTGTCCATCAGCGGTTGTTGCAACCTGAATCTCGGTGTAAGCCGTGTCGCCTGAGCCATCAGGAAAACTCCATGTTACATCAATAGCCCATACCACATTGTCTGTGGCCATAAGGTTAACCGGCGTTCCCGGTTTGCCCGCCTTGCCTGTGATTGTCGTGCTGTCGGAAAATCCCCAGGGTGAAGAGACTTCAGCAGCATTCACCGCCCTGACGCGCACGTCATAAACACCGCTGTAAACACCGCGAATGCTGAAGCTCTGTGCGCTGGTCTGGCTGACGTTAACCCAGTCGCCCTTGTCCTTGCGCCACTGAGCCACGTAGCTTATTGCACCCTCTACCCTGTCCCATGTGGCCTGCATTGAGGCAACAGACAGCCCCTGCTCAACGTAGCTGACCTCTGCCAGTTTGATATTAGCCGGAGCCTTGAGAACATTTATGGGGGTGACGGTGATGGGCGCCGGCTCAATGCGAACGCCATCATCAATGTAGCGGTACTTGTTCGGGTCGTGCTGGACGCCCGCTACAGTAAACGTGCCATCGTCATTGCCGGAGACAGAAGTGACGCGAAAATACTGGATAGCAATATTGTCACTGTCTATAGCCCAGACTGCACCGGCAACAGGCTGCGTTCTGAACGCGGTAGCAACCGTTACTGTTTTTTTATCGTCACTGAAGGCGGATATGGTGCGTGTCTGTGCCGTTCCGTCTGGCAAATTCACCACAAGCCTGTCGCCAGCGATGTAGTCAATGGCGCGATCCAGGCCAAAGTTGCGCCCGTTAACCGAACTCAGCCGCCCGCCGTTTTGCCTGCCACTTCGGAACGGATCAGCAACGCCGATGATTTCAGCCGGAACCGGAATATAACCGTCAAGGCCAACGCCGAATGATACAGTGCCGTCTTTGACGTTCGACAGAATAGCCCAGCGGCCACGGCGGTGCGCCTCACTCTGTGACGTACAGCCAATCGCCGTCAGGCTCATTTCCCGGACGTCATAGCGCTGCACCAGTTCTGAATCGTAAACGCCCTCGATCGTATCGGAATAATGGTTTACCGGGTCTGACCAGCTAACCTGACAGGATGAATAGCGGTTCTTGTAACTGCCACCGGCGTAGCTGAACATGCCGTCAATGACGTTTGCTGCGTGATAGACAAAATCCACATCAACGTTGCCGCTTGAGTCCAGCTGTGGCACGTCTGCGTTAATGAATATCTGGTTATTTCCCCAGAAGGTAATGCCACGAAATATTGCCGCTATGTCCTTCAGAACGGTGTAAGCATCCTGCTGGCTCTGGATGAATACGTTACAGGTAAAGCGCGGTTCTGTGCCGCCTGCGCCGTTTGAAACCGGCTCATCGCAGTACTGCGCAATGCTGTAAAGCTCCCACTTATCAATCATGGACGCATCAACGCGGTTACCCATGCCGTAAATTTTATCAAGCACCAGGTCGTAAAAAATCCATGCAGGATTGTTGGTATAAGCGTATTTAAAATCACCTGACCAGCTACCGCTGTAAGTGCGGCTTACCGGGTCATACGTGGTCGGAACGCGAACCAGCTTGCCTTTGGGCTTGCAGGTAACTTTCGGCGCCTGACCGTTAAACTGCTGCGCATTGACCTCAATATACAGTAAGGCCGTATTGGGATAACGGAGCTTGCTGTCGATGACCTCTGCAAACGAAAAAACTTTGAAAGCGTTAATAAGCTTTGAGGAATTCGAATCTGCAGTGATGCGGCGCACCCGCACCGACCAGCCGCTTGTTGCACGTGGGAGGGTAATGCGGTGATCACGCTGATATTCCGATGTTGTTTTGCCGCTGAAACGACCGTCCACAACCTGCACCCATGACCCGCCATCGGTTGACAGGTCGATTGCATACTGGGTCACCGTGCCGACCATATCGCCGTTATCTTTATACTGGTACTGCACGGGAAGGCTGAGTTTGATGCGTACGGCATCCAGCGACAGGTTGGTATACTGGCGCGTCCAGGGAACAGACTGCGTGACGGTCACGCCAACGGAAAGCTCGTTATCCACCTCCGGCATGCCCGGAATATAGGTCTGGTCCTGCGTGCCTTTCCTCCAGTCCCACACCACGCCAGTGAAATTATAGGTGCCGTCGTCATTGGCTAGCTGCGTGTCGTTCAGGTAAATCTGCTGTGCGGTTAAATCGCCCTGAATTTCCCCTTCCGAGATTGCCAGAAGCATTTTGAGTTTCGCGACTGAAAGCAGATCATCCGCCTGCTCTTCAGGCGTGTGGGCGCTCCCGCCTCCACCTTTACTGCCCTGAATTACAGCACCCTCGAGAATTCGCATATTTCACCCACAAAAAAACCACCCGAAGGTGGTATAAAGTTTCATGATAAGGATGATTAACATCACATATTAGGCAGCTTTACTTCTAAACCAAGCTGCAGCTCTGTCTCCTAAGGATTGGGGATCGCTATCAACCTGTGTATAAATCGATTGGGTTTTCAAATACCAGCAGAACTTATCAATTTCAGAATCAACTTGATCTCGTTTTTCAATCTTTAGATCGTTACTCGGTGAAAGTATGAATATTGCTCCCGATTTGAATTCATTGAAATTATTCACAGCAAGCGAAACGTCACGCTGAGCATCATAGAGATGACATTTTGCCGTGTTTTCATCAGCATACGCTGCGGACGCTATGGTTGCTATAGAGTCTCTAGCTTTGTAGGGTAAGAAAAGAGACTGAGTTTGGTTACCTAAATTAACTCGTTTGATAGCAGTAGGCTCAACCATTTTAAAGTACTCATCATACTCCATCTTTGTTTTTAAATGAGTGTTTATGATGGTGTAAAGCCGCTCTCTACTGACAGGGTAATAGGCTTTCTCGCGGTTTTTTTCATGCTTAATCCCGAGGGGAACTATATTAGAAAATATAGTAGAAATTATTTCGTCTGCAGAATCTCCTTGAGCATATCCATTAGGAATAAAGCTTACACCACAAATTTTATTTGAATTACTGATCTGATTTGTAAGAGCAACTTCTTTTGCAACTTCACATGCCAGTGAAAGATGAAAGACTGCTGATTGAGTGTATAAGCATTTTATTCTTTCGTAATAATCCAGAACCTGTACAAAAGTTTCACCAGATGCCTCACGAAATGCAACACCGATATTCAGTCGCTCGCCAGAAGCAATATCTGGTTCCCACTGAATAGTAAACCACTCACCACTCACAACAGGCTTGTTGGAATGCTCTTCCAAAATTGACGAAAAATCAATCATGCAACACCCGCTAAGACCCCGTATTTTTTACTTAATCTCATATTGGACTGATCTGCACGAACTTCAAGGAATTTCATTATCTCGGATTTTTGTTCAGTAGTTAGCAAACGATCAGCCCAGTAAACAATTTCTTCTTTGGCTTTCTCTAAGTTCGAACGTTGTCCCGATGCGCTTTTTAGTATTTCCAGCTTTTGAGGCAGAGTTGGATTTGGACGAAAAAAGTCACCAAGCTTATTCTGTGGGGAGAGTGTGGTATCCAGCATCGCTGGCGTCCAATTTAAATCTACCGGCATGTTGCTGTGATCAATTAAGGTAATTGATTTATCTGTACTAATCACAACATTTCCAAGATTTCTGTCTTGGTTAGCAACCCACTCATCAAAAGCAATTGATTGATGCAACTTGTCCCAATCATTCAACACATTACAAAGAGAATTGAACTTCAACATGTCATTGATTCGATAGAAGCTACTAGGCGTTTTACCATCAATGCGACTGGTTACAAATGCTACAGAAGCGACTGGTTGACCAATCTGAACTTTTATCTGATCGGGAAGGATCAGTATTCCTGCTTTAGAAGCAACCGGCAGGTCTTCAAACTTTGTCAGCAGGTATCCCAAAATCTCATTAAATACTCCAATGCTTTGTTGTAATGAGAAAATTTTGACGAAACATTGGCGTTTTTTCCCATCAGGCCAATCCAGTAGGCATAAATAAGTAAACGCTACAAGACCTTCGTCTGGCTTTGATAGTACAGATTTAAAACTGGATTGAGGTAGTACCTCAATTGATTTCCTCATAGCCCACGCGCTCAATAAGAGTGTTAAGCCAAGTTTAAATCAGAAAACACCGAATTAAATCATGATAATTTAAACAGTAGTTTTGTTAATCAGTTTCTAAGCATTTAGAGTCCACTAAAACTTTACTGCTGATCGCTGGTAAAGCTGCCTGCGCTGATTATCGCGCCGCCAATTTCACGCTCACCGTAAAGAACGGGAACCGGATAGCCCATCGCAATGGTGTTAACAGGCGCACCGAATGCATAGTTGGGCTTGTTGTCCGTGCCTGATGACGCGCCAACGTTAAATTTAGGCTGCGGCGTCAACATCTGCACCACTCCGCCTAGCAACATGCTGATACCAAGGCTTGTCAGTGCAGTTGTGGCTAACCCTGCAGCCGTTGCGGTGCCAAGCGCCGCGCCGTATGCTGCGAGAGATGCACCCGCTGTAAAAAATGCGGACACTATCGCTACAGCACCAATGATGATTTGTAACGTGCCGCCTCGCTTTGAACCTTCAATAATGGGCTCCATTTCAAACTCAGCAGACGCAGAACACATATCAAACTCCTGAAGCGAGATATTATCTTTGCCACTGAAGAATGCAAAACGAACGCCATTGAGGTGCGCGTTAGATACGTACTTTTTGAAGCCCGGCACCTGTGAACACATAGCGCGGATAAGCTCGCGCAGGTCTGCAACGTGGAAACGGTGAACCGGCCCAAACTTTTTTGCCATGATTCCTTTTAATCGCATCGTCTTAAGCATCAGCCAGCTCCTTTCGGCGCACAACACGCACAGTGCGGTTACGCCAGTAATCGCCATAGGGAACGCGCGTGGATAAATTGCCCGAGTTATGATGAAGAATGAGGTTGTTACCCAGATAAATTGCCGCATGGTTCGTGACGGGCGACTGAATGCGCATCATGATCATGTCGCCTTCGCGCATGTCCTGAAGTGACACTTCGATAAAGCCCTCAGCCTGCCAGTTATCGTCATAACGGTTTTCTTTGCCGTCCAGCCACCATTCATAATCCACCGACCAGTTATTAAGCGTGATGCCGTGTTCCTGACGGTAGTAATCCATAATGAGCGTCCAGCAGTCAGCAAAGCCCAGCACCCACTGACGCCCGACAAGTTCACGTTCTCCCCGGGGGCTGATCGTGCAGAAATCGCCATCCGGCCAGGACATGATCCCCCACTCCACGCCGGAATAGTCGCACTGCACCCGGTCACGTTCAGACGGGATAAGTAGAGGTACGTCCGGGTGAGAGTGAATAACCATCAAAACTGAACCCTGCTGCTCAGCCTGGTGCTTTTCATCTGGGGAAATTGCAAAATGCTCGGTCGGGTTTTCTGAGATATTTTTACAGGGAATATATCTCTGCGCCCTGCCTGCCTGAACCACCAGCCCGCAGGCTTCTCTAGGGTATTCTGCGGCTACGTGTTCGCGTATTGCCGCCATCAGCTTTTCACGCATCGCTATTTTCCCTGAAGGTTGGCAGCGGGGAATCCCCCAAATGGCAGCGGCTCGCTGTCACCAAAACGCGCCTTACAGTCAGCCAGGCGACCACCGCAAACGTCCTTTGACGGGTCTGAAGTCGCTGAACCGTCTTTGGCAAAATAACGGGTACCGGCATAGTCACAGCCGGTTCCGGTACGGTACCAGCCACGCATACACCAGGTGCAGACAGGCGTAATCTGACGGGAAGGTAGCTGCAGGCTCTGAATATCAAAGGGGGAGCACAGCTCAAAATCAACCTGATTACGGTTTTCGGCGGTCTTGGAATTGACGTAGAAAACCTGAAGCCGCTCTTCCTGTGGGTTCGCGTAAGGGTTACCCGCCGTCCAGTTAGCCGCATCCAGATACTTCACCATAGTGGTGTGAATTTTTACCTTTGCCTTGACCATATCGTCGAACTGAAGGCAAAGCGCGGTGACGTAATTCCCCACGTTACCGACTGATAGTTTTGGTGTTGGCTGCGTCCCTGAGCTGCTCATTTCAACCCCTGTCAGCTCGTAGGGGTGCGGATCATACTCATTTCCCTGCCAGATAATTGAAGGCAGGTTTTCAGCCGCAAAGGATTTCCACCCTTCGGTAGCAATGTTGTAGGCGTGAAAGCGAAGCACGGTATCAAGCCCAAAATCGGTGCAGTCAATTTCAATCAACTGCACCAGACTGCCAGGCTCAAGCGTCTGTACATCCTGATTAAAGCTCATTTTTCACCCATAAAAAAAGGACGCCGTAGCGTCCTGTTATATCGTGACATGTCACGGAGCAAATGCCTGTTCAAAGGTGAAAGTGATCTCCACAAAATCACCGTTGATGAATTTGGAATTAATTGAATCAGCCTTAACCCTGAACAGCTTTTTCTCACCCCATGGATTGGTCCACCAGAATGAACTGGCAACGTGTGCTTTAAGAAAGGCCCTAAGCTCAGCTATGACGGCCTTCCTGCCGTTACAGGTCAGCGACCAGGTTTCAGATTCATCATTGATACCGCGACCGGATACCTGCTTATAACCGTCCCCGAACTGCGCAGTATTTGTTGAGACGTTAACCTGCTCACTGGCCTGCAGCCTGACTTCCCATGTAAAAGTGTCTGTCGCCATTTTTACTGCCGCCCGTTATAGAGAACCCCGCCAGGAGTCATTTGTGATTTAGCCCAATCATTAACTTCTTTGCGGATTATTCCCTGTAGCTGTTTCGCTGCTGATGCAGTTTTTTCAGTACCTGCGTCACCACTGTCAGACGATCCGCTGATATGAACAACCGTATCGCCAATATTGATTACCGGAGAACCACCAGAACGCGCCGCGCCGGACGCCACAGGCCGCTCTGTGGGTGCAGTAACCAGACCACCGTCAGCATAGCCGCGCATCATGTCGTAAAGATTTGAAACGCCAATACGCTCCGTTGCCTCTTTGGTGAAAACGAATTCACCTTTATGGACCACACCTGCCGGATCGTTCTTGCCACCAACACCCGTGAAGCCGCCACTGTCATATCCCTGAAAACTGGTGCTCATGCCCATCGCGCCGGTACTGCCCGCCGATGCCGCCACACCCGACCCGACTGCACCTATAGCGGAACCACCGAAGCTCATAAAGGATGACAGAACTGTTTTGGTGAGCAGCGCCTGTGCGGTCATTTCAACCAGGCTTTTAATGACGCTTTGCGCCAGCGAGGCAAACAGGTTTGAAATGCTCTCCTTAAAAGACTGTGTGCCGGTAAGCAACCCTGTCAGGGAGTTAGTCACTCTCTCCGACGCTGCTTCCGCCAGGCTCACAATCCCTTTGTTCAGTTCACTCTGTCCGGCATACAGATTAAGAGCCGCCTGATACTGCGCATCTGCTGAATCCCGGGAGGATTTCTGCATCAGCGCTTCATAGGTTTCCTTGCTGAGTCTACCGTTGGCATAGTAGGCATCGTAAAGGCTCTGCTGCTGCACGAGCTGATTCTGAAGCTGCGCAACCGGGTCAACCTCACCCGCTATATTCAGCTTCGGTGCTGCCGTGCGGCTGGCCTGCGCCTGAATAAGCTTTTGGGCAGAGTCATTTGCAAGCGTAATACGGGCTGACTGATACTCCTGCTCAGTCATCAGGCGGGCGGCATAAAGCTGCTTAAGGTCCCGGCTTGCCTCTGACTCCTGACGCATAACTGCTTTGGCCGGAGAGTACTGCTCAGCCAGTTCCTGACGCTGCTGTTGATAGTTTGCCGCGTTGAGAGTCATCACGCGCTGAACTTCAGCCTGACTCACACCAGAGGCTTTAGCCTCCTTCAGGATTTTTTCCTGCGATACCTTTTCCTGAAGGTTAATTTTTTCCAGGCTGGAAGCGTGCGCCTGCTCTATCTCATTGCGCAGTGACTGAAACTGCTTAAGCGCCTGCGCGGCCTTTTTATCAGCCTTCGCCGGGTCCTCTCCGCCCCAGGGGGATTCAACTTTATCCACGCCAGCTGCCGCCGCAGTTGCCGCCTGAATATCACTTTTAAGGTTTTTAGCAGAATCGGCTATGCCCGTTTTGACCAGAAAACGCGCCTTATCGACATTCTCCATGTTGTCTTTGAGCGTTTTGAGGCCAGTGTTTACCGACTCAAGGTCAGCTTCTGCGCGAGTCTTACCTTTTTCTACGCCCGATAGCTGACCGAAGGGATCAAATCCTTTCAGGCTGTCGATACGGCTGTCAGCATCCTGAATTTCTTTAATCAGTTGGTTTCGCTGAGTGACCTGATTTTCATACTGGTCCTGCAGATCGAGCTGCTTAACTGAAAGCTGCTTGTCAGATAACTGCATCAGCGCAGCCGTTGTTTCAATGACCGCACCTTTCAAATCAAGCGCTGACTGACGGGCCTGCTTCGCCTGCTCATGAAAATAAAGTAACGCAGAACCGGCCAGCATCGCCGCACCCACAGGGCCACCAATGAGTGAGAAAGCCCCCCTCGCCAGCCCTGAAGCGACTGATGCCGCCCGCGCACTAAGGGAAAGCTGTGAATTAGCCGCCGCAAGCCTCTCAGTAGCCGCCGTTTCAGCAATTCTCGACTCTCTGATCGTGCGACTTAGCGCGACCTGTTCTTTCTGGTACCCGACATTGATGCCCGCTGCAGCGTTTGCCGCTGTGCGCGTGCCAAGGAAACGGGCCTCTTCCTGAGCCTGTAAACGCGTGGCCTGTGCCGCTGCAATGGTCTGCTTAGCAATTTCGGCCTGCTGTAATGCATTTCTTCTGACTGCCATTTCGTTAGCAGCCCAGGAGATCACGCTTTCCCTGAGTCCGTCTGTCAGTTTGGTAGACAGGACCGGAATCAGCGTATAGAGCGCGACCGAGGCAACGGTATTGAAGTTATCAGCCAGAGCGTTGACGGATTCTGTAATGCTCTGAACACCGGATCGCAGCGGACCATTACCAGACTGACCGACCTTGATAATCAAACCTTCAAAGGCACTCGTCAGCCCCATCAGATCGCCGTTCAGGTTATTAACCCTTACAGCGGCCTGCTCGTGGGCAGTCTGCGTGCCGGTAAGCGATTTGGTAAGCTCATCAAGTTTTCCTCGGTTGCTGGTAAGAATGGAGGCGGCGTTGATATTCTCTACGCCAAACAGCTTAACGGCCTGCGCCGTAGAGAGGTTTTTGCCTGCAAGATTCTCCAGCGCTTTGCTCAGCCCGACAACCGAAGGCTTGAGCGTCTTGTCCGTACCTTTTTCGAGGTTCAGGATGATGTTACGCAGCGCGGTACCCGCTTCACCGCCTTTGATTTCACGCGATGCCAGCACCTGAATAGCTGCATTGAGCGTTTCAAATCCGATCCCGGCCTGCGCTGCGGTCACACCACCATTTTTAATCGCGGCGGCGGTGTCGTTAATTTCAGACGCACCAAATTTGGCACCTGCAGCCAGCACGTTAATGTAACGGTCTGCCTGCTCAGCTCCCGCGCCGAACTGGTTAAGTGACAGTGCCAGCGTGCGCGTGGCATCAGGCAGTGTACTACCGCCAGCCTGAGCCAGGAGAAGTGCGCTGTTGGTGGCCTTTTGCAGTCCGTCAGCCGTTTCAAGCAGTTCCGGCTTAGCCGAAGCCATCAGCTTCAGCGCCTCAACCGCCTGACTGGCACTGTACTCTGTGGTGCGCCCCATCTGCTGCGCAGCCTGATCGAGGGCGCGGAGCTTGTCACCCGTTGCGCCGGTAATAGATGACAGGTCAGACAGTGCCTGTGAGTATTGCCGCGATGTCTGAATAATCGCACCCAGCGAAAAACCGACGCCAGCCAGCCCGGCGATGCGACCAGCCAGGCCGCTTATCGTGGAGGTTACCCGCTTATAGGCCTCTTCAGTCTTTTTGGCATCATCCTGCGCCTGTCGGTTGAACTGGCGAGACTGTTTGTTAGCATCGCCATACGCGCCGATAAGCTGCGTTTTGAAGTTGGCCGCATTGAGGTGAAGCCCTACGGCAAGGGAAGCGACATCAGCCATTACATTAACGCCCTCATGACAGCATCACACTGCTGACTGACGTCAGGCGCAGTTACGTTACCTGCAGGGTGATGTGGGGTTGCGACAGAAGAAGTGTTTTCAGGGCCAGGCTGTTTCAGAATTCCCTGTTGAAGGAAGTACGCCCGCCAGTGGTTCAGCACGTCACAGGGCAGCGCCGCTATGACGGAGGGGTCAGGTTCGCCCCACCTGTCAGCAAGCCAAAAAATAAGCTGGAGCCACGGCGAGCCCGTTAGTTTTTTTCCGCTTCTTCCAGCTTGCCGATAGCGTGCGTTTTAACGCGCTCGATCGCTTCCATCAGGGCTGGATTGTCATGCGAATCAATAAGCTCAGCCGCCGTGGGCAGCAGCTCTGGGGGAATGGCTGAGCCGTCTGAATTGACCAGGCTGTCAATGACAAGCTGAACGCTCATTTCTGAAATAGCACGGACATTGCCGCTTTCCTGAGCCTTATCCAGCGCCTCTTCATAGCTGATGAGCTCACCAGCGGTGCGGCGGCGGATATAAACGGGGGTGCCGAACATTTCAGTTTTGACGGCGGTGTTCTTTGGTTGCAGCAACAGTGACTTGAGCTTAGAAATATCGAAATTATCTGACATCAGAATTTACCTGCTGAGGAATTAAAGCCGCCATGACAGCGGCGCTGTTTAAGAATTAAGAGCCGGAAGCAACGCCCCACTGAATATTGTTTTGCTTGCCCTGGACGGTGATCTGAATGACTTCACTGGCAGGTGCGGTGATTTCATTCATCTGCCAGCCAGACAGCGCCAGCACCATGTTGGCGGTGCGACCGTTTGGCAGTTCGACGTAAAACTGCACCGTCTGACGGTTTTGCGCAGCGTTGAGGAAGGCCGCAAAATCGGTGTTAGATGGGTCGTCCACAAAGCCAAGTGATTTTTCAGGCCCTTCAGGCAGGTCAGAAATAAACTGTTTGCTCGTATCAATGAGCGTGGTGCAGTCAACGAAGCCGCCCGTCTGGCCCGTTGCGCCAAGTGCCTTACAGTTAATCAGCGGTTTCATTGCGGAAACCGCCGCGCCAGCCGCGCCCCACATAACCACGGTGCCAGCAGGCAGCATCGCGTATTCTGGCGAAGTTTTATTATCAGCCATGATTTTCTCTCTGTTGAAGTGGTAGCGGCTGCTACCCGTTGTTTTGAATGCGGTCCCGTATTTCAACCGCGAGGATTCTGAGGACGCGGGATTTGTTGTAATCCAGCGCCGGACGGATAAAGGGAGATGGAACCTGTTTTATAGTGCCGAACTCCTGAGCCAACGCTTTAATGAAGTGCTGTTTACTCGGTCCGACACGAAGCACGACGACTGCATTGCCTTTGGTGCGGGTTGTGGAACGGATTTTGATGGAGTCACGCATGTGCGGGCCCTTTGCGGACTCGTCGTAACCTGCGTGCACTTTCATGTCCTGCTCAACGATTTCAAGTGCAGCGCGGCCAGCGTCGCGCAAAACTTTTGTACCGGCTTTTTCACCCAGGGCGATAAGCTTACGTTCAAGCTCATCAAGCCCTGTAACCTGCATGCTCAGCACATTCACACCTCACTGAAATAGATGATGAAATCCCTGCTCAGGCGGTACTGAACGGCGTTATTAGGCAGCGTGGATTTATCCTGTTGCAGAGAACCGCGCTCAACGTACTGAACCGGATAGCCGCCAATATCACCATGCCTGATGCCCTTCCACATCTGCCAGAGTTGATTATCCAGCGCCAGAAGACCGGCATAATCAGAGACTTTGACAAAGGAAATCTGGAAGCGCCCCGCCACCAGCGACGTTCTGACAAGACCATTTTCAATCTCGGGGTCAGAAATACGCTGATAGGTAATACCCTCCTGCTCAGTGTCAGGAATGAGTAAGGGGTAAACCTGCAGTTCGGACAACGACTGAAGGGCTTTGTAAATGCCTGACTCAATCATGACGCACATCCCTTTCAGCAGTGATGACGGCACGATCACGCCTGCTGCGATCAACGGCCCTGATGGTATAAATTTCTTTCCCCCAGCTTATTTTCCAGTCCGTCTGAACATCGATACGCGGTCGGATAGTGAACTGCCATGTCTCAACAATCTGTTGCTGATCCATACTGCGAATTTTGCGGTTTGAAATGTTTTCGGCTTTGGCCCACACAGCAGGAAGTACGGGGTTAAGTGCGCCGGGAATAATTTCTCCCAGCTCTCCTTTCGATGACTCGTTGTGTAAAATGGATATACGTTTATCAAGCTCACCAGCTTTTAATCCACTCATAAGCACCTCAACAAATGGATGGAGAGCGTAGGGAGTAAATCAGGCTAGTCACAGAGAAAGGTAACTGCCCCTGTCGATAATGATTTTCTTCTTCACCACTGCGGATACGGTCAAGGATACCCACTAAAATCAACGTGGCCTGCTTTACTCTCGGTAGTTCGGGTGCATCTGCAATAACGTTACCGTCATCGCCAACAACCTTTTTACGGCTCCCCTGGATGTAATCAAACACAGCAGCGCTGGCTGAATAGATTTTAAGTTGCAGGTCCTGATCACCGGCATCCGTATCAATCCTCAGATGGGCCTTGGCTTCATCAAGCGTAACAAATTCAAGCATCACTTAGCCCTCGCATCGCGACCACGCTTAACCGCCAGCTTCCAGCCTTTCGAGCCATCCTCTCCTGGCTTATCGCCTGTCTCCTCATGGCAGTACCAGACCGAACCTCCCCACGTAACACTGTCGCCCCGGCAATACTGTTCACCTTCTTTGAAAATGTCGCGGTAAATCATCACCGGTACGCTGAACGTTTTTTCTGTTTTTTTACCACTTGATTTGATCGCGGTGACGGTGAAATTACGCTCATCAGACTGAGTGATATCGATATCACTGATGCCATCGACCAGACATTCCCACCCGTTCATGCCCGTGGTTTTCTGATACGATCGCCACAGTCCGCCCTTATGAATGGCATAGGTTCCGCGCGGATATGCTTTCTCAGTATCAATCGTCGGCAGGATTTCGAGCTGTAGCGCGTCTTTACCATCTTCGCCAGGCTCACCATCTTCCGGCTTTGGTATTTCCGCCACGGCATCTTTCACCATCTGCACAATATCCGGCAGCGTCTCTGGTTTCGGCAATTCGATCTCAGCGACAGCATCACGAACCATCTTACCGATGTCGGGAAGTTCTGGCGGCTCGGGTGCAGCAGGTGTGGAAATGTCCGCCACGGCATCTTTCACCATCTGCGCGATATCCGGCAGCGTCTCTGGTTTCGGCAATTCGATCTCAGCGACAGCATCACGAACCATCTTACCGATGTCGGGAAGTTCTGGCGGCTCGGGTGCAGCAGGTGTGGGAATGTCCGCCACGGCATCTTTCACCATCTGCGCGATATCCGGCAGTTCGGACGCTGCCGGCACCTCAATCTGATCCAGTACAGATTTGATGATTGACGGCACATCGACAGGAGCCGTCTGGCATTCACTCAGTTTTTTTTCCAGTTCGGCTATTTTAATCGCCTGCAACTGGAAGGCAGATTCGTACTTTTTGTGTAATGCTGCCAGCTGCTCTTTCACTGCCTCACTGACAGCCTTCAGCATTGACATGTCACGTTCATTCATGGGTAAGCAGTCCTTTCAGCATGGCTTTGACCATGAAGTGCTCTTGCTCTGTAAAAGCCTTGCTGCTTTCATCGTCAACAGTTGGCAGCGGCGTGGCGGCCGCTTCAGATTTGGATTGAGTTCCGAACGGATCATCGCTGGCATCCCTTTTAGCCAGGGCTGACAGCGCATAGTTCTGCTGCTGCAGGTATGGCGTGTCTCCGCCTTCAACAGGCAACATATTTTCACTTATGCGAGCCTGATTAGGAGTAAGGAAGCCGGCACCAATACCTTCACTGTAAGTCTTATAGCGGCCTTCAGTGTCCATTCGAATCAGCGTATTAAGCTCAAACTCAACACCGGTCTGCGCATCCAGATCGAAAGCTTCATCAAGCAGAAGCTCAATCCCTTCAATGTGTGTCTGAAGGCACTGTGAGTAATAGCCCTGGTCAAGAGCCTCGATGTTGTTATAAGAAGGCGTAGAGGAGGTGTTCACCTTGTATATCGGAACGTGGAACGTTGAGCAGATGATTTCGGCAGTCAGCTTCAGCTGCTCAACCATCTGCGCATCAACCGCTGTCATCGCAATGGATGAAAATGAAGCGCCATCAGCAAGTAAACCAGTCTTACCTGCGTTAGCACCGGAGTAGCCTTCATCCCAGCTCTGTTTAATCTCCCGCGCTTTGTCCTGATCGACTGCGCCTGGAACGGTAATCACACCTCCGGGTTTACCACCATTTTTGAAATGGTTGGCAGAATTAGTCAGGATGGCATCGCCCTGCATTGCGGTGAGACCGCAGGCATATATCGGTGACAGACCACATAACGGATGGAAGAAACAGTTAAACCGGTCATGGATAATTTCACGAGCCGGAACCATCACCTGTTGCTCCAGGCCGTGAACATTATCAGGACGGACCTGATAGAAAATTTCACCATCATCTGTCACATAGGGTGTCACTTTATTGAAGTCCAGCACGCGCAACTGCGTGACCCTGCCTTTATCATCCCGGAGCTTCAGGACATATGTATTACCGTCTGCAAGTTTTGAATTCATCCAGTTTTCGAAGAACTGCATCCGGGTCTGAAAACTGTTTGGCTTTCTCAGAAGCGGTGAAATACTCAGGTCGCTGTGATCGGCCCAAATACCATTTTCCAGCTTCTTTTTGAGAAGAAGCGGCATCTTAGCTACATCCGCTGAAATAAGTGAAATACACGAAAAAACGGCGTGATAGGCAAGAACAGTCGTGGCATCGACTTCGATGTTTCGCTGCCACGCACCTGTAAACGATTCAAAAATTCTGCGCCAGCCGCCACCACTCGCAGCCTGAAGCGCCTTTTCTTCCCTGGGCTTTTTGCGGAAACCAAACATTGGCTGCTTCTCCTGAGGGTCAATTCTTTTTCTGGCTCCTGGCCTTCTTCTCGACGACATCAATAAATTCGACATGGCCGGTTAAGCGAAGAACCTCAGCGTGATCGTCACGCAGAAAGCGTTTTTCACCCGCATGCGCATCGTGGGTGCTTTTCAGATAACGAACCTGTTTCATACAGAAAAGTGCGGGGATTTCTCCCCGCAACTCCTTAGCTGCCAGCGTTAGCGCTGTAGTTAACACCTGAGATTACGGCAACTGCCGCAGTACGGCGGCGCTTCCAGTTGATCCAGCGCTCAGCGCGGATTGCCACGCTGTTAGTCTGGAACATGGAAACCATTTCAACCGGAGTCGGCGTCAGGCTGTCACCGTTCGGCGCACTCTCCATCTCTAGGGACGCTTCGCGGGACATATCAACAGCCACACCGCCATCATCAGCCAGGTAGATATCCGGCGCATTAACCAGAACCAGTTGATTACCAACGTACTGAGAAACGACCACCGGCAGCCCCTGGAACGTACCACCCAGCATGCTCATTTCAGGATATTCTTTCTGGCCCAGCGCATTTTTACGCATAGACAGAGAGAGCGCCGTAGTGCTGGACATGAGCCACGCTGCGCCGGTTGGCTGCAGGTTGGCAGTCACAAAGGTGGCAAACGCTGCCGCCGCATCATCGTCAGGATTTCCGGTAGACGGGATACCAGCAATTCCGTTGGTGATTGAGGCAGGCGATACGTTGGTCACCTCACCTTTAGCGGGGTCGATAAAGTCAGTGTCCAGACGAGCAATAACCGCTTCTGCCAGCGCATTACGTACCAGAGCATCAGCAGCCGGGTTAGAGAAGCGGATAAGCTCGTCCGTAAGAACAGCAATTGCGGCCACTTTGGCAAAACCGAAGGTGATGGATTCGAAATCGAATTTTGTCAGCGGCTTGGCTTTACCCTGACCAACCCAGTTAGCCGATCCGCCTGACGTCTGCGCGGGAATACGCACGTTGAACGGCACACTTCGCAGCGCAGGAATGTTGCCCTGACCGAAGCGACCAATCAGCGTCTGCGGACGCAGGAATTCTATGAAGTCCTGCGCATATTCCTGATATTCAACCAGGCTGCCAGCCCATTTTGGATCGGTTGTCGAACCTGCGCCTACAGCAGCCTTAATAACGTGATGCAGCTTTGCGTCGTCCTGATACTGAGCCTTTGCGATTTCCAGCGCATCGCTGCGGCTGCCACCTGCTGCGGCCAGACATTTAGCGAATCGAGCAAAACCAATGCCTTTCTCCAGCTTTTTCTCTACACGGATCACGCCCGGGGCATGAACTGAAGAAGTATTCACAACGCTGCCGTTAGCTGCTTTTGTTACCGGCGTAGCGGTAGCGGCCTTGGTAGCTTCCATATCGCGCAGGCGAGAAAGGTGAACGTCCACTGATTTGATTTCAGAAGAATGCTGTTCGTACAGCTCATCCTCTTCAGCATCCAGGGTGCGCCCTTCATCGGCGGCCTTGGTCATAATGGATTCCATTGCGCCCGCCAGCGATGCACGTTTAGCTTCATAGCTTTTGATAAGCTCTGCAATATTCATTGAGTTTCCTTTAATTTGAACGGGTTTGGGTGCTGTATCGCCAGCGGATTTTGTGATTTGCGACACGATATGCGGTTTGCCGGACGCGGCGCGCAGTCTCTCGTCGATAGATTTAACGGTCTGAATTGTGCCTTCGGCGTTGGCCGGTACTGTGACTACTGAGAGCTCGTACCATTCCCAGCTCGTGAACCGGATGCCGCCTTCATCGATATAGGCGTATTCAATCGGGCGAAAGCCGATTGATAAGCCCTTAACGAGGCCAAGCCGGATGCTCTGCCAGGCTTCTTCAAGCCGGGCTGCCAGTTGACTAGGGGCATCAGCTTTAGCCAGTGTGGCTTTGATCTCAATCCCCTCAGCGGTAACCTTTGCGCTGGTCACCTGCCCGATAGGGGACTGATGGTCATGCTGCCAGAGCAGTGGAATAGGCAACTGAAACTTTGCCCCTTCAGGCATCACAATGTCGCCATAACGATCAGGTGATGGCGTTGTCGCAATGCCGGTAATTTCCCGCGTGTCTTCATTGACAGCCTTCACGATCAGAAGGCTTACGGCGTGCTGATTCTTCATTTCCCTTTCTCCAGAAACGAAAAAACCCGCCTGAGCGGGTCGTTGAAAGCGGAATTTCTATATGAAAAACACGCTGTATTCTTTTTTCGGTGACGCTGGATTTAGCGCCATCAGGTGGATAGCGTTAAACAGCGCCATTAGGGGGTCAATCTTACCGATACCACTGGCACCCTTTGTTACCAGAGGCGCATTGGCGCTGATCACCACCTTGGCATTACCCACGCACCAGTTCATAAGTGGTTGGGTGGCATGCTTCAGCGCTCCTTCGGTAAGTTTTCGCTCTGCTGTTTTGCACGCCCCTCCGAGCCGCCAACCCTGACTGACACCCACCACCAGCTCCTGAGGAATTCCGGCATCAATCAAGCTGTCGAGCAGCGCGCCCACACTTGCCTGATCCATGCCCACCTTATCCAGTAAGCCAGCTTCATGAATCTGTGAAACATACATCGCCACTTCTTCAGCATCTTCACCGAAAGATTTGACGACTGTCATATCACCCTGTTTAACGAAATCACGGATTTTGCTTTCTTCGCTTTTTCGCCGCTCAATCGCCTTTTCATGGCACCAGGCGTGCGACCAGCTCAGCCACTCGCGGGTTTTCTTATCCCTGCCAACGATGGAAAGGCCTAAAAGGTCATCAAGGCCGCCGCCGTCGATACCCACGGTAATGACTTCGCTACGGCTCAATATCTGCTTGAACGTTACGGATGGATCGGACTGCGCTTCCCAGTATTCGGCTCCCGCCCATCGGTCACCGCGAAGATTCATGCCGATTTCGACATTGAGGTGTTTCGCCAGAAACTTTCTCAGGCTTCCCTCATCTTCCTGAGAGCGCTTGCGATACTCATCATCCAGCCACTCTTTGCTGACTGATCGCCCCATGTTGGGGTTGGTGATGTAAAAATTATCAGGATTACGGAAACCCTCGTTTTCCACCATTTCTGGCGGGAATTCGTAAAGAATACCGAGAGTCTTTCCATCCTTGAGCACGCCATCACGAACGTTACGCCAGTAGTCCAACTTCTTCTTAAAGACGCCTGCAGGCGGTTCATCGCTCTGCGTGGTCAGGTAAATCACCCAGCCTTCATTACGCGAAACCTGACCACCCAGTGCCTCAATGAACATTGCATCTGCTTTGGCGTTCTTGCCGAACAGCCAGAGCTCTTCAACCAGAATTCGACCTGCCTTTTTACCTGAAACTGTGTCGCTGTCAGCGGCTACTACCTTCAGGCTGTTGCGATTTACGCGGTGTGTGATGGTGCGAATATGATCCTGAACATGAAACAGCGCAGACAACTCTTCATCTTCCCTCACCATGCTTGCGGCGGGTTTGAAGCAGTTATCTGCAACTTCCTTGGTCGGCGCGAGGATCAGGTGCTCCTCGTCCGAACGCCAGCAGATAATCAGCGCCGTCAGCATAATTCCCGCTGCAATAGTGGATTTCGTGTTCTTTTTGCTGATGAGAAGACCATACTCACGGATCAACTGATTGCCGGTTTGCTGGTCATAGCCGCCGAATATTGCCAGAACGAAATCAAAAACCCACTGTTCTGAACACTCGCCAAATGTCGGTTTGCCAGGCAGGTCAGTAACCCTGAGCTCTTTAAAGATCGACAGCGCGTGCTCGCCAGAGTCTCTGAAAATAGGCAGCGGAATGATAGATTCACGGTTAATGAGCCTGCTGGCCCAGTCAGCACATGCGGTGGACCATTCAGGCATATCTATCCCCTGTTATTCACAATAAGCTGTGGCGGAGCCATGCCCATGAACTTGCTGGCTACGGCTTTTGCAGCAGCCTGCTTCGCATCCTTTTTGCCACCCTCACCTTTTTTGCTGTGCAGGTAGGGAAGCATTGCCTTTGCGGCATCTTTTCGGGTGTCGATATCTTCACGACGGTCATTCATAACCGACTTCAGAAACTCAAGTGGGTCATCATATTCACCTGCAGCGCGGACAATTTCCGGCACCGGAACGGGCTCTGAAAAAGGTGGTGTGTTTACCGCTGGGGTATTAACTTTTTTTCCATGCGTAGGCACGTCGTCAACTTCGACTTTTTCATTCTTTTTGCGGCTCATAAAAGCGATGACTTCCGGGTCTTTCGCCAGCTGCGAACCCTTGGAGCGTGCGGAGTTTGCGGAATACCCAGCCTTTATAGCCGCATCTTTTTTCGACATACCGGAAATCAGCGCCAGTGCGAATTTTCGCTTCTGGGCTGTTAACATGTTTACACCCTCCAAAAGGGGATATTTTCTGTGCGTGAGAGGGGGGGAGGTTTCGTAGAGAGTCGTCTTGGAGGCTTTGGACTACCCCCCACCCTCAGATGATAATTGATATCATTTACGTTGAAATGATTTCAAATGAAACTATATCTCATTGCAATTGACAACCATTCTCAGTTGCCTTTTGCATCCGCATTGGTCTTCTTGCGGTGGCAACCATCAGCACCACAACATAGGATTTGACAGTTGCTGTCGGTATCTTCTCCTCCCTGATGCAGAGCAACCTTGTGATCGAGCTCAAAACCGTGAGGATATTCTGTCAGGCGTCCACACATCGCGCAGCACGGGTTGGCTGTCCATAGCCGCTTGCGTCTTGACTGCAACTTCCAGCCAGTGATGCGAGTATCAGCTACAGTTGCCGTCCTGACGCGCTGTGTGCGGTCAACGGAGAGTCTGGGCTTAAGCGTTGCAAGTCGTGCCATGATGTTCCTTAGAATCCAGCCGCCATGCCCTGCGGCGTTCTGTTCGCGGCTCATTGTCCGGGTGACGCTCAACCGCAGGCAGGTCTGCATGATCCACCAGCGAGTAACACGGATAGATAACCCGGCCACCATACGCATCACCTACCGCGTAGTCGGCTGGCTTTGCGCTGTGCCATCCGGTCAGCACATGATTGATACGATGCTGAGGTATGCTGTAACAGACCCCGTGAATCAGCCTGCTCATGGTGATGTAGTCAGTCTGGCGCTGGTCGCTGTCTATAAGCTTTGTTGCAACCTCAAGCTGATACTGTGGTGGCCTGCCGGTGCCTAAATAGAAAGACAGTAAATCATCAGGGAATCGATCAAGCCAGGCTGCTACCTTTTCGATGAAGCCACCTACCAGCAGCGCATCGTCTTCCATTATCACTACGCGGCAATCCTGCTGGCTGGCCCACTCAATGGCGCGGCGGTGATTGGCATTGGCACCACCATTTTTATCATCAAGCAGGAAGTGAGCGTTAAGCACGCGCTTCAGATTCATCACTGCTTCTAATCGTGAGTGATGCGCCACAATGGCGAACTTTATTTGTGCTTCCACCAGGCAAACTCCTTACCAAGGCCGTCAGACTTAAACACGGTATGGATACGCGGGCCTGTCACCAGACGGTCACGGTAACGATGAGCGACTATGCCGAAAGCGATCATGTCGCCAACGGACGATGCTGACTGTTCTTTGCCCCAGAACCGCAATGATTCGATGTGGTAATACAGCCGGACAATGCCATGTGCTATTGCCATCACATCATCGCGGGTGCCACCCAACAGGCCAGCATTTAACATCACGTCGTTGCGATGCTCTTCGATGAATGCCTGACAGATAGCTTCGGGATGATTCTGCTTAGCCCAAGTGTCGGCGTATGTCTTTGGCTCAGAGCCAACGTAAATCTTGCCCTCTTCCATTTCCTGCCATGGCTTCTGAAGCATTTCCACATCAGTGCCATCGGTACACCAGACAAAATGATATTCAGGGTGATCGCGTAAGTGCTGCCATATATGTAGCCAGCGCCGGAAGTAAACATTCATCTTCACATCAGGCACATGAAATAACTCAGCATCAGCCGGAACAGTGCGCAGTTCATCAGCCAGGACGATGCGGCCACAACCACTGAGCGATGCCGCCCACTTAGCCAGCAGGTCAGGCGAAGGCGTTATCTTCGTTCCGCGCTGGGGGTCCGGCTGGCTGGTCAGTAACGTGGTGATAACCACATTGCGCTTGTCGCGGTACTCAGCATATCCGGTGTAGCCATTGTTACGGCGCTCGTTGTGAATCGTCACATTGCGCTTAACCTGTGCTTCACGGTCTGGCTTTGGTACGGAACGCTCAACGGCCTGATGCTCATCAAGCGAGTAAATTAACTTTTCAGAACCGACCACATCAGCGAACGCCCATGACGTGAGCCCGGCATTGTGAATGCGTAATGCTAAATCTGAGTGCTCGTACATGCCACGCTGATAGATGGGGTCAAAGCCACCCACCTTTTCAATCACGCTGCGATGGTAATAAAGCATCACGCCACGCTGGCCCGTGTAGGCAACGTGCTTATCGTCACGGTACAACACCGCTATGTCGTTTAGCTTCTGGCCTGTGGCGAAATCCTGAAACTGATATGCCAAATGCGGTTCGGGTGAATCGATGTAAGGCTGTTCCCATCCACCAGCTACAGGCCATGCGTCATCATCCCAAAGGAAAAGATGTTCACAGCCTGCATCAATCAGCGTCTGTAAGCTGGCGTTCTTGGATGCCACGATGCCGCGTGACACGTCACGGCGAACAACCCTGACTACAGCCGGAACAGTCACAGGAGTTTTTGACCCGTCATCAATCACAACCACCAGCGCACCAGCAGGAAGGAACTTAATCTGATGCTCAAGAGCACGGGATAAAACGTCATGGCGGTTGTGTGAGCTGATGGCTATACCAATACTTGATGCTCGATCAGTCACTGGCGCATAGGAAATTCCATCAATCACGACTTCCATTCAGATTTTCCTGCTGGTCAGATAGATATACCCCTCGGCAATGGTGATACCACCAGCCGATGAATCATTATGTTTATGCTGAAAACTGAACTCAGTGAGTGCAGTTTTCAGCACAAAATAAAAGCAACTGAAAGGAGCCACTAAAGTGAATGTGGTATCAACGCAAACTAACAAACGATGGAACCGTATCTCCAAGCGCCTTTACCTCAGCAAAATCACCGCAAAGGTCTGGCACTTTGATTAGCCTACCTCCAGACTCTTCTTCAAGGTGGAATGGAACCTGACGCTCTCTCCCGTCGATCAAAACCAGCATGGTTTCTTTTTTGTTATTCATCACAATCACCTTACCTCATGCCAAATGTTATTCACTCCAATAAAAAACCGCCAGTAGGCGGTTATCTGTAGAATTTTCCGGATGCCTTAAAACCTTTGCCATCAGTTTTTGGCAGACCTTCTAATTCGATTTTATTTGTACGCCGGATGTAAGTATCAACAAGCCCTTCGTTTTTTTCTCCCTGCAGATGTTTACTCGTTTTTCTTTCGAGCCATCCACTCACCATTGCTCCAATGAATTTTGGATAATGCTGGGATTTTGCTAGGGGCCTACTTGTCTGGAATCCTTCCCTTGATGATCCAGTTTTATTTGCCTGCGGGTGATTTTCGTGATCGTAGTCCCACCATACGGAGATTTTAATTTCTTCGCAATTTATCCCCTGCCAAATTATCACTGATTTTTTCCCTGATATCTCGGTAAACGCATGCCCAGATGGCTCACCTAAATCCTTGCTACTATCTAAATTTATGAGATTATTATCAACTAGATAGTTTGTGCCTATTACAAGCAAGTTGCGGAGTGATGTCATGATTCCTCCTTAGAAAATGGAAACCATACATTAGCGCCCAAGGTAATCTTAGTGAAGCGATTTAATCTTCCAATGTGACAACGCTTCACAGCGCATCTTGCCATGATATCTTTATGCAGAATCCCTGCGGTTCCTTTGCAAGCTGATTTCAGTTTCGAACCGCTTCCCATAACTCAAAAAAAGGCACATATGGAACTTTATGAAATGAGAGAAATAGCATTTATGGCTTCAACGGTTCACGCTTGTGGACCTATCTTTTGGGTTGGAAGCGCCGTTAGTGAAGAAATTAAGCCAGATGATCAACGATTGGTTGTAATGGTTAATGAAAAGGGAGACCGACTAGCCACTAAGAAGCCTGGAGAAAACTGGGATGTGGATGTCCCCATGGTAGTTGCTCAATTCCCTAATATTCCTAAATCTAAATACGCCATCAAGATTGATCTACGCCCTCTAGAGAATAAATGAAAAATTTCTATGGCATGAGTGCCTGCTATTTCATTAACATTATCGGGATGATTCAATCTGCCTTATTGCAGCCCTGTCGATATTGCACTGGGCAAGTATGCCATATAGCTCTGCATTGAGGCTTACGCTGTCACCGAAAGTCATCATTTCTGGCGGCGCTGGCGCTCCAATTTGACTTGTCAGTTCTGCCGGAAGGTTTAGCCGAGGCTGGCTGATTGTCCGGTACTCCACTTGCGGCTTTTGCTGCACTCCGCAACCTGTCAGCAGCATCAGCGGGAACAGGAGCAACAGCGCACTTATCCGCTGCAAGATATTGCTTGATTTCATTCTGTAGTTTCCGGTTCTGCTGGGCTGTTACGGCGCGTTGTTCGGTGACCTGCCCCATTACTTCATTCTGGTGCTTAACGGCTGTCACAAGCTCGTTAACGCTAGTAGCCAGGCCGTCATTTTTGGAACGCAGGTCGTTAATCTGCTCGTCTTTGCTGTTTGCCAGCTTCTCAAGGCGCTGATTGGTTGCCTCTAGCTGAGAGCTACGGGCGTTCAGCATCCAGAGTGCCAAGCAAATCAGGCCAATGACGAAGATGTGTGAATAGTTTTTGATGAACGTGAAAGCGGCCATACGACCTCCTACTGTCAGACGAGATCGAGCGCCCGAATAAATACATCGTATTCGTATGGCTGCGTGCCGTTCTCGTGCTTGATGATTGCCTGCAAAAGCGGGAACAGCTTACGGCTGTCTGTCAGGTCGATCGTCTTATCAGCATCAGTCCCTGTAGCCTGCGCCACGCTGCGGATATAAGCCTGCGTGTCATTCTCTTTAGGCGGTGCCCAGCGCTTTATGATGCCTGTAATAGTTTTAAGGCCGTATTTGCTCTGGTAGTTGCGAAGAATGATGATCATCGCCCGGATGCCAAATTCAGGAGCTTTGAACTGACAGAATGATTTATCGGTGCGCTGGCCTTCAGGAACCAGACCTTTCCACTCATCACCCCAGCGGATATTGCCTGGATTATTATTGCGTATGCCGCGAGAATTATTGCTGCCCGTCATTAGGTTCCCCTGATTTTCTGTCTATCCATCCGCGCAGTCTGGCGCTGATGTAGTCATTGCCGACATACCCGATGTAAACCGCGAAAACCTGTGCGGCTGCGTCAGGGATGTTCCAGTTGAAGAGAGCGCCGACTACCTGAAGTGTTGGCGCAGCGAAGAACGCCAGCGCACTACAGGAAACAGCGTCGAGAACCCGCTTACTCCACGGGCTTTTTGCATAGGCACTGCGTAATAGTGAAAACATGCCTGCTACCCCGGCATATCCCCATTCTGTTTTATGGGCGTACAGCCAAAGCAACACTGTGGCCCAAAAGCTCGGGTCTTTTTCTGGAGGCATGCTCTGATTCCCGCCACCGGGATGTTGGCGGCTGACTTTAGTTAAAAGAGTTTCGTAACACCACGTCTTCAAAAGTGTATATAGCCATTGCTTGGTGCGCGCAAAAACTAAAAAGGCCGCCCGGAGGCAGCCCATGTAAATCTAATTTCTAAAAAAGTTTTTCAGATTTCTATTTTTTTTGGCTATTAGTCGGCATTATTGAATCAGCCGCTTGCTTAGCTCTTTCTTGGGCGGAGTTATGACGCTTGACCATATCCGGACCAATCAAACTATAGAGAACGGTAAGCAATTGCCAAAGAGTAAGAAAAACGAGAACGGTATATGAAAAACCTCTGCAAATCTCTTTATATTCAATAACAAAGCTGAATTGCTTTATTATTGGAGCAGCAACACCAATGACGAGTATGGAAGCCAAAATTACTGTCGAATGAACGATTGGTGTAAAAAGACGAGTAATTCCACTTCCATTGATATCAGAGCCTGAACCTCCGCCCCTAAAGGATTTTTTCAGACGTTCAGGATAAATAATTGCAAACCATGCACCAACTACAGCAAAAATTATGGAAGCAGTCGTGCGTAGCGCCTCAAATAATGGCCATTGATTAGCGAAAGGCACATTTTGACCAAAATAGGCGGATATCATCAATATTAATAAAATCGCGAACCCGCCTAAAACTTTCATGTTAAACCCCAGCCTCATTCAATATTGCATTTCGTTTACGTATCAACTCATTGATAAGAGAATCAGAACTTACAAACTCCTCATCCTGTCTATCTAAGTCTAGTGCAAACTTAGTTCTTGCCAATGAACGACTCAGCCAGTAGGTTTTTGAATCGCCTTTGAATTCAAAACCATAATCGCATAAGTTGGCAACTGGATTAGCATTCCACTCTGCAATCATTGCATCTACTTCGGGAAGGTCTACATCAGGAGACAATTCATAACGCACCTTTGTGGAAACTGTGGCTGTTTGCGGGCTACTAATATGCATACTAACCAAGAATCTTTGCCAGAGATCTAGCTGGTCAGGTTTGGAAACATCCAGCTCGATAACTTTTTCAATTTTAGAAATATTGTTAACATTTTGCCTGATGATATCGTGCTTTCCTGGATTTTTAACAAGACCTGTCACAAATTGTGGGTAATGTCTTTTTTTAGGTAGCGTGGCATCATCTGGATGAGCCTTGTATCCTTTTACAACAATTTCAAAGCTCCCATCATCTTTATCAACCCTCTCAACTAAAGCTCTTTTTGAGGATTTTTTCAAAAAATTATGTAGGTAAGACTGCATAGCTTTTTGCCCTGTCAGAGCATGATTAAGTTTTATACTAGCTACGAGGCCTTTAGATGGTATAAACCAAAAGTACGTTGCAAATCCAGGGATGCTGCCAGCTTGGATAGGATTAAGAATAACAGCAGGCCCCGCACCAAAATGTGCAGTCCCCGCTACAGAAGAAACGTTTTGTTCTGTAGAAGGTACCTCATTCCAAAGAAGAAGTACGATGTTATCTCCACTTTGTTTAAAATCTAAAAGATAAGCAGGTAGTACATCATCATTTGCTTCATAAGTCTTAGTCTCTTTCAGAGTCTTACCTGTAGCCCAGCCGTTAAGATCTGTCAGCAATTCTTGACAATTTCCAAATGCTGCTTGCTCTGAGCCATAAAGATAAAAGCCGCACTTATTAATGTTATAAAAGGTAATAACCGCCGTCTCAGTAACCATCAACTCACTTCCAGTGAAATAGGAAAGTTACTAATTTAAACTTTTTTTTGCATAAGAGTTACTGATGATTTAAACAGCCCCAAAAAACTGTATATAAATACAGTATCATAGTTAGGTTATTTTCAAAACTACTTTCAGAGACCAACCATTGTGAGCGCTTTTAGCGCCTTCTGAACAGTATGTGTTTTGGTAGACTGGTGCAGATAAAATATGCGTGTCACTCACTGCTTTTATTCACATACGTGAAGCCTGATCGACTAGGGTTAAGCAAGGAAAGCATTTTTGCTTACTTGTTCAACTTTTCTGCTTACGAGGGCCGATAATTTAAAAAAGTGTCCCTGACGCAAAAGCGGTAACTGCTTTGCCCGTCGGCAACAGGGGTAATTTTGCTGTGAATATCACAATATGAAAGGCGCTACAGGTTTGCAGTCCTGGACAGAGCGGTTTAACCGTCTGCGCTCAGTGCCTTTGGTATTGTGTGGAAATGAAAAAACCCCGCCAGTTGGCGAGGTCTTAATTGGGGTTGGTGAGAATCACTTGCAGAATTCCCACCATGAGAAGAATATTAATTCATTTTCGGACAAAAGCAAGCTATTTGTTGTTATCGTGCTTAGATAATTCAACAACCGCCGATAATTCTGTATGCGTTGTCACAATTTTGAAGACATACCCAGCGTGACTTTCTTCCGCTTCCAACTTCATCACCAGCTCATCAAAAAATGGCTTCCAGTTTCGTGTCCATGTACGGATGTGCAGATCGGGAATCTGTGAGCAGATTACCTTGAAGGCTTTTGTGCCGGTGCTGCGTCTGAATCCGACACCATTGCATCGGTCACACGTCTTTATTAGAGGAACGCCACGAAGCTTTGATTGCTCGATGTCTCTGACTTCACCAGAACCGTTACAACGACAGCGGGCACTAATGAAGCCTTTACCGTGACATGTCACGCACTCACTTTCGACAGTATCAAGCCGATATTTCGGTGGGGTTTTCTTTCCGCAACCAGGATGAACCATTACGTTTGCAATTGAGTTTATTACGCCACGTCCTTCACAGTCAGGGCAGCTATGTTTAGACGCCGCTGACTTTGCGTATTCATCAAAGGCCATGCTGCTGAGAATGCTGAGGCACAGCGGTAGCTTTCGTCCCGCAGCTTTGACTATGAGCCGTGGCACAACAGCTTTGGCATGCTCCGTGAGCAGGTTGACAGCCTTCTTCTTGTCATCTGGGCTTACCCCAGACTTAGCCATAAGAGCAGCAAACCCCATTGGCGACTTGGACTGACACATCCCGAACGCACCCATTACATCAGTGCCGCTGAGGGCTTCAGAAGCAGTGGCGCGGGATGTATCGCTGATGTTCATTGTTTTTGGACTGAAATGCTTTAGCGCTGATTCGATATTCATGATTACCTGCTCCACACACTTATTTTTTATCTGTCCCAATAACGCCAACTGCAATAGCGTGATCAAGAAACCGGAATAACAGTTCGATCTGACTGCCGTAATTCGACTCAAAAAGTTTTGGGTCGCGGTGTAACTCGTCGTGATGCGCCCTGCAAAGCGGAATCACGAATAAATCATGTGCCTTTGTTCCCATGCCTCCCTGACCGTGTCCGATGATGTGATGCGGATCATCTGCCTGATTAGCGCAGCATGCGCATTTCTGCGCCTTAACCCACTGTGTGTATTTTTGGCTCTCCCAGCGCTTACGCTTAGGACGTCTCATGAATGACTCTGGGGATTCAGGGTCAGCGACGAGAGTGATTATCTTTTTGACCTGCTCAGCCGCCTGCTGAATAACCTGTTGAGGCTGGCGTTCTGGCGCGATGTGCGATTCCTTTAGCTCACCAGAGACGATGCTTGCTGGCATGCGGAGTACACGTCTTGCCGGGGTTTCAGGTATCAGGTCGATAAGGTCATTCAGTGAGGCCCACCAGCAAAGCTCTGGCAGGGTAAGCTGATGTTCACCATGCAAACCAAGCTGGCTGCAAACCATCCTGATTATCCACAGCGCTGTATTGCCCTTAGCGATATTGTCCAGCTTGCCGGGTGTGCCATGCTCCCTGAACTGATTATCGTGGCTGTAGCACAATGAGACCAGGCCGGATTCAGTTTCGTGAAGCGTGAATTCATGGTGATGCCATGTTGCATCGTCATGCCACTGGCAGCAGCCAAAGCCACGAACAAACCCAGCCAGGCCATTAGGTCCACCAGCGGCAGCTATAACGCGATCATGACTGAAGAACGGGATAAGCGATGGCTCATCAAGTAGCGGCTGTGTGCCGTCATTGATCCTACCTGATGGAAGGTCAGCCATATCCGGTGTAGGCGTGCTCACCAGAACGCGGCCACGAAACATCCCCATCAGGTCTGAGCCAGGCTTGAGCAGCACTATCCCTGTGCGCGGTGCAACCTCAGGCGTTAGCAGTGCTCTCACTCATCACCCCTTTCCGCTTTGTAAGCCGTCCACAGCCCGCCAATCCACTGAACGCCTTTGGCAGTGAAACGTGACTGGCTGAATGCGTAATTTGATGCGTTGGTTGTGCCGGTCCGAACTTCAAACCTTCCGGCTTCGATGTGCTGATGGAATGGCGTCAGAACATTGCTGAGGCGATACATGATGCGGTTTTCGATGAGAAACAAACGAAACTCTGGCTCTTTGGCCCCCAGCAGCTTAGCCACCTGCCGGAATGTCATTGAACCATTGGCTGTAACGTAGCGATCAACAAATTCTACCTTGGGCGCGGCTTCTGTAAGTTGAAGCTGAAGACGCTCTTTCTCTTCTTCAAGGTCAGCAGCCATGCGAAGAGCTTCGGCGAATGACTGAGGGATTTGTACTGGCTTAGATACTGAGCTTTCAAGCTCATGCCAGCGATCAACCAAACGTGCAGTAAACTCGGGAGAGAGCTGAGCAACAACGATGATGCTGTCGCGCTTCCCGCGCTCGCCTTCAAAAATATAATATGCTGATGGACGGCCTGCAGTAGCCTTTTCCCCCATTGGGGGTAAAGCTATTACTGAGCGCTCTGAGAGCCTCTCAATGGACTGTTTCACTTTGTCGTGACGACTACCAACAAGCTCAGCAATTTCATAGCTGGTTATAACTGGCATTGCCGCGAAAGGACGTGATAATGGCACTAAGCCACCAGAAATCTGGTTATGCATATTAAACACTCCACACACTGTTTTTGAACGGTCCCGCCCCATCACCTGCAAGTGAACGGGACCAACCTTTACCAACGGCATCTGCAACATGCCCCCGGTATTCGCACTATAACCGCTATTTTGATCGATTTCACTTCGACCTTTAGAGGTTAGGCTGTCAAGCTTTCAAATTCTAATTTTTATCGGAGTTGATGTAAGATTAGAAGGAAGATATTTAATGTTCTATTCAAGTTGATTTACCAAGGCAGCTCTTGGGTCCTTTATATAGTAGATTAAATTTTTTCTCTCATAACGCTCCCATATCTTATGTCTAGAAAGAATTCATCTAACACCAAACCCAGTTCTTGACCAATCCATGCTGAAATCTCCCATATTCCTGACTCAGTCAGCGTTTCGTAATCACTTAGTGAGATTTCTGAAACCTCCAGTGCTATCTCGTCTAATCCAGAATCAGTATCAATACCAAATTCAATATCGGTCATCTCATCCGTCTCCTGATCTGTAGAATCGAAGATAGGGCCTGAGACTTTCTTTCCATTAGGTAATGGATATGCAATGGCTACATCATAAATGCTACCGTCGATTTCAACCCATGAGTGATCAAAGTATGCACCACTTGAAGGCTCACGAACTTCGCCAATACAGAGTTTGGGATTAAAACCTAATTCTGAAGCCAGTATATAAAATATCGCTGATGTATCATGGCAGGCACCCTTGCGCCCAGTATTGACGATGAAACTCTCTAGAAGACTAAACGCAGTAAAAAGTTGATCTTCAGCACTTAAAATATCTAATGGCTCAATATCTGACATATCTTCCTCAATTTAAAACTGATTAAAAAATGCACTACCAATTGAATGAAATACTTTATTCAAGCATTATCAATAAGTTATAAATCAAGCCCAAAAAATTTTGCGCTTAGTTTTACATAATGCAAGTATGAATAACTTTACTTCTAAGAGATGATTTCTGTACAGAAATATTTTTAATATTTTTGTGAAGATGAGTTATTCCTTCTTCGTTTTATCACGTTAATCGAACAATCTGTTCTGTGATGCACACTGCCCTAAACTTTTTTACGCGCCAGAATTAAAAAAATTTTACTTTCTACTTTGCGCCATGATAGAAGTATATTTTAATGTGTCATTTTTAATAGCTAACGTAGAGATATTTCTATAAAGGGAGTTGAATATGAAGACTCAAAAAGGGGTTTATGCCGAATTTCCAGGCGGTGGATGTGAAGTAGAGGCCCTTAGAAAGAGTGGCAGGGCATTCAAAATGCATGCTAAAGCCCTATATTTTACTTGGAACAGCGCTGAAGGGAGAGTTTTCATACACTTTGCAGGTGATAAAGCTGGAGAAAGCTATTCCAAACTCGAGATGCCACTTGACGCAGACTACCTCAGGCAAACGGCCGATCAACTTATAGATTTAGCTAAGCGACTTGAAGACGGTAGTTTGTGATCATTGTTTGTAGAATTTATTGAATAGCAGCGCGCTTTTGTTAAACCCTAACTTTCAAACTTTTTCTTCAAAGCCAACTGCCCTTTGCAGTTGGCTTTTATTAGCTTCTATCAAGTAATATACGTTAGCGAATGTCTAATTTTTAGTGTGTAAAATGCTTATTCTTTTCTCTCATAAATTCCTTAAACTATGTATTAGTTAACACTTGGTGGAAATGGCAGGGCTAGTTTCATGCAGCAGTACCCTCTTCGCCTAAAAGCTCTTTGACGGCTCCACGCAACAGGCGAACGTTTTCCCAGCAGTTCGGGTCCGTCTTCTCCACCAGCTCAATGAACTCACCAACGGTGCAGGGTTTAACAAAGCGGGTTTCAACCAGCACTGAATGGAAGCGGCGGAATCGGAAGCTGTCTTCATCAGGCCCCTCAAACTTTTCAGCAATCCAAAGTTTTAATTCAAGATCGTCCTGGTGCTCCTGAATGAGTCGCTTTGCCTTCTGGACGGTTTCAGGCGGAACAACCAACATTTCTGGGCTTGCAACTGAATCTGAGGCCCACACGTGCGCATATTTCGACTCACTAAAGGTATATTCGTGTTTCATGCCGAACGCGGCAACAACACAGGCCATCGTCTCAACTCCGCTTTGCTCAAGAATATCAACACGCTTAAGCGGTAATTGCTCGCCTCCCTGCTGCTCCTCTACCAGCTCTGGTTCAGCAGCTTTTTCAGCGCCGGGGATGCCTTCACGGTATTCTGCCAGGATAGACATGATCTCATCGGTGTAGCTGGAATTGTGATACAGCGCTGCCTGGCCGTCTTCATCGTCTCTTGCCTGCGCATCGCATAGCAATTCGACCAATCGCCGCGCCTTCTCTGCGTTGAACTTCGGCATCGCTGCGGTTTTGGTCAGTTTCTTTTTGCCCGCGGCTTTGGCCTTCTCCATCTGCTGTTGTGCAATGCTGGAAGCCTTTGCGCCATGCTCACGCTGAAGGGCTAACGCAGTGGTCGCTGCCACTTCCCCAGACCTGACCATATCAATCAGGCCATCGCCAACTGTTAGAAGTTGGAGGTGCTGTTCAACGTCAGTGACCGAGCGCTTAACCTTCTTCGCTATCTCTGCCGGTTCCCAGCCCTGATTGACCAGGCGCTGATAGGCGGCAGCACGTTCCAGCGGAAGTAATGCTCTGCCCTGGCTGCTTGTCACCATGAATGCGATGCGGTCTGCTTCACTGCCAACGAAGTCTTTGCACTCAAGGCGCAGCTCATGACCAGCTTCCTGAGCCAGCTTCGCGCCGAAGTAACGGTGATGCCCGTCGATAACCTTAATGCCCTGCTCAGTGACCTGAACGGCAAGCGGCGGGACATGCTCACCCGCGATAAACGCATCACGGAATTCTTCAACGTGGGTCTGGTCAATATCGCGAACGTTGTAACCCGGCTCAACGTAAAGCTCATCCACGCTCAGCAGATAGGTTTTGCGCGTAGTGATGTTGGTGCCTTTTTCTTCTTTGCCTTTATAAACCTGAGATAAGTTAGTCATACTATGTGTAACTCCATAACCAGAGAGATAATCAGTAACAGGATGATCACCAGCACTTCCGGCAATGACCTGTATAAATATTCGTGTACTTCAAATTGGCGTTTAAGGGCTGGTTTCATCGGTAAACCTCCCACTGCCAGTAATCGCTGACTTTCCCACTGTTGATGCCGCTATAGCTGCTGCAGCGTATAGCGCCTCTGGCCGCGCAGTTATCGCTCCTGACTTTTGCAACCTGCCGGTTGTGTTCGAAGGTGGCTGTCATCATTGCGTTCAACCAGTTATGGCTGGCGCGAAGCCACAGGCCCTTGCTCTCAAGCTCAGTCGCTGTCTTAACGGCTTTGAGATAGTCACCGTTTTCTTCGGGCCGGGGCGCAGTGTTTACCGTAAACAGCCACTTCTGATTGCGAATCAGGATGAGCTGCTCGCACATCTGAAAAACGGCATCGCGGGCTGTTGCGTACTTAATGCCTGTCTTTTCGCTGATGCGTTTCATGCTCATACCGCCATTAGTGCGGAGGCATTCAAGAATAATTCCAGCGTTGTCCATGAATCCCCCTTAAGCGCCACGGAAGCCCGGAGGCGTCTGGCTGTCTACTGGTGGCAAAGCGGTTACGTCACGCATCCACTTACCGTTGATGCATGGCGGGCGTCCGGCGCGGTCCCACTTCTGGGCTGAACTCAGATAACCGGGAAACTTTCCAGGACGGAAAATGGTTTCTGGCCGAACGAACTCGCTCATCTTCGGGTCTTCAGACCACTTGGCAATGGTGTAATCCACGGTAAGGATCAGCTCATCAGCGCTGAAGTCTTCACTAAGGCGACCACGGATAGGACCCAGTGACGATTTCGATTTCTGATAACGCAATCCAGCGGCGCGATTAAGATGCTCAAGAACACGGAAAGCATCCTCGGAAGAATCACTGTCGGGTTTCGCAGAAACCGGACAAGAGTCTTTACCTGTAATCTCTGTAGTATTCTCTGTTGTATTCTCTGTAAGATGAGGGCAATTTGCTCCGATGGATGAGGGCATGTTGCCCTGTTCGATTGGTGCAGGTTGCCCCATTCGATTAGTGCAATTTGCATTCTTCGATGAGTGCAAATTGCCCTCATCGGTCAATAAAGGGTTTGCGTGGTTAATTGCGTAATAATTAGTCCTATCATGCTGTGTTTTTTTCAGCTGCTCGACGAAAATCAGGTCACGCTTTTTAAGCGACGTAAGAGCACGCTTAACAGTGTCAGATGACCAGAATGGAAACTGATTTGTCCATTCATCGATAGTGTTATAAACCCAGCGTTTGCCGTCATATTCGACGCCAGATGTGGTGTCTTCCAGCCAGTAGCAAATCTGTTGAAGCACTATGGCTTCATTGAGGCCAATGCGGCTGGCAAGCTCAGGGCTCACCACAAGAGGCTTGACCTTAAGCAGTAAACTCATGGTGATACCTTCCTGAACTTCTGACTGAACAACACCCGCGGCAGCATGCAATCATGGGGATAATCAGGGCGGCGGAAGATCACACGGTGATTAACCGTATCAACGCCGACAGTTGTGACTGAAACTCCACGCGGATCGGTGTAGCGCTCAACCCAGGGCTTAATGACTTCAGTTTCCATGATTCACCCCGGCATCTGCAGGGCGACGATAAAACTCTGCCCAGGCGGATTCGACTACCAGACGCGGCACACACTGGTAGTTGTTGGCCTTATCCGATGAGGATATGATTTGCTCATAGACAGGAACGCCAGCCTGATAACGGCAGCGGAATTGCCCTGACAACGGTTTCTGATTTACAATGCTCATGCGATGAGTCTCCACACACGTTGATTTACTCGCACCGAACGCCCTAGGCTGCAACCCGGGGCGTTCACCTTTTCTGACCCCTGCTAAATCTGTTTTCATTTCAAATGTCCTGCGCTTCGAACTGCATACCGGCAACATCAGCCTTTCTCCCGGTTGATACGAACATGTCCACAGCGTGATCCGCCGTACCTGCGCTAAACAGTGCGATAAGGCCAAAGAAACCGTGTACCTGATGACTGATTTTCTTACGGAATAGCGCTGACAGGGTTTTGCTTTCGTGATGGTCGATGACGCCATCTGCCATGGCTGCAAGCTGTGCTGTAGCCAGCTCACCCTCAGCGGCATTAACTTTTAGTTGGGTATCAAACAAATCAACCTTGTCCATTTCTCCAGCTGCCATGATGTCCACCAGCAGCATTCCATGACGAACTGCCATGAACTCAGCTACGCAATGGGTACCAGTCAGGACTTCCATTTTCATCAGCTCATCCAGGGTGAAAAAGCGACTGCCACACTTCTTGTAGAGATGGTTGTGGAACTGATCGATACTCATGCCTAAATCAGCAGCCATGCCTAAACGACCGTGCTTATGTGCCTTACACATTTGGCGAATTGCCTGGTTAATCGTGTCTACCATTTTTATTATCCTTAGGTAGTTACGACTTAACTGACGAATCAGTAGTCTTCTCATAAAGGGATGGGTCAAATTTAAGCTTTCCTTCAGTTCGTAAAGCCGCTTCAGTTGCACGACCTTTAGGAATCAAGCCACCAGGCCGTTTACGCCATTGATAAAAAGCTTCTGGTGAAACGCTAAAGAAGGCCGCTGCATTATTTGGTGAGCCGAAATAGTTTTCTAAATCAGTTGTTGTCATACCTACCCCCTAAGATTTCTTAGATAGTATTTTCTAATTTTACTTTGGTCAATAAAAACTAAGATAACTTAGTTAAATTTTCTTAGGGGATGGTGGTGAGTTCATTAGGCGGGCGCTTAAGAGCGCTAAGGCAAGAACGAAAGTTAACTCAGGGCCAGCTTGGAAAGGCGGTGGGTGTTTCTGACGTCACAGTGGGATACTGGGAACGTGATTTGAACACACCCGGGGGTAAATCACTTTCTAAACTGGCCTCTTACCTGGGGGTAAGCGAAGCATATCTGTTGTACGGTAAAGAAGATGAATCCAACGTTGCTGCAGCACCAGTCGGAGCTCTTAAGGTGCCGGTAATAAGTTATGTACAGGCCGGTCAATGGAGCCCGGAGAGTGATGCGCGGAATCTAGAAGGAAATATTGATTACGTGCTTAGTACCGGAAGTTTTTCAAGAGGCACTTTCGCCTTAAAAATTAAAGGAAAGTCGATGGAGCCTGAGTTTGTCGAGGGTGATCTTATCCTTGTCGATCCAGAACTTAGCCCCCAGCCTGGCGATTACGTGGTTGCAAAAAACGGCGAAGATGAAGCTACTTTTAAAAAATACAGGGCTCGTGGAGTCAATCAAGAAGGTAATGATATTTTTGAATTGGTCCCATTAAACGACGACTTTGCAGTAAGAAGATCAGACAAAGAAAAGATCAATATTATCGGGGTCTTAGTCGAGCATAGGCGATTGATGCGCCGTTAAGGTAACATGCACCCACAAAGAAGCCTAAATAATTTTAGGCTTTTTTCTTGACCATAAATCTAATTTAACTTAGATTAGACGCAAGATATTTAGTTAGATGCTGTTTCAAAGATGCAGTAGCTGTGAAAGTTAGGAAAGAGAGAGTGGTGTACTTGGCGGTTACTCAGGGGCTTTCATCCCATAAGGAGAGCGAAGGTAATGTTCACCCGGTTTAACCGCACTTTTTTGCACAACGATGAGAGCATTTGGTGGGCGCATAAGGCCGCGCCAAAGAGGCGCTGAGTGTTCTCTTCGTTGTGACATGTCACAACAACCTTCAAGTGTGGAGGCCCGGCTCTGGGTTGTTGCAGTAACCCAGCAGCCAATTAACTAAATCCCAAAAGTTTTATTGCCATCCAAGGCAAGGGATTAGTGCAACCAAAAATCGTGTGTGGAGTATTCATGGAAAAGTCAGACGACCCTATCACCGTTGGCCGTATCACCCTGCCCTATAGCCATCTGCTCAATGGCTGGCTGATGCCTGACGGTACCGTTATCAAAAATCCTATCAGAGTGCAGAACGAAGCTGAGCGCCTTAACAGCAACATCGTTTTTCACTGAGGGCCACCAGAATGTTATCGAATAAATCAAACAAAGAGCTTGTTGAAGCCGGCCATCAGTTCGCCAAAGCGCTTGATGCTGATATGCCACTTACTGAAATCGCAAAGCTTGTCTCTGCCCTTTCTACTCGTCTGGATTGCGCGATCGTCCGTGGTGATGAACTGCAGCAGAAGCTGGATTTGGCACGCGATAAATATCGCGCAGAAGGCATCGCAGCATCTATCAATCATCTGATGAATAAGTTTGAAGGTATCGGGATGATAGGCATTCCCGTGATGTCACTGCAGTGGCTATTGAAAGAAATAACATCCGGCACCCATGACACTGCGGATAAGGCGGGTGTGTGATGACCATTATTGATCCCCGCTGCTTTGGGCAAAACGTAATGAACGTGGTTAGCATTTCAGGCGGAAAAGATAGCCTGGCTGACTGGCTGCTGGCAATTGAATCAGGCGTTGAAATTATTCCGGCATTTGCTGATACCGGGCACGAACATCCCCAGACTATTGAGTATCTCAATTATCTTGAGGATCGCCTTGGAAAGGTTTATCGCGTTAAGGCTGACTTCAAGGACCGGATTGAAAGCAAAAGGAAATTCGTTGCTGAAAAATGGCCTGAGTCATTGGTTTCAGAGTGTGGTTTTACTGATTCAGAGGCTAAAGAAGCCATCGAGAGAGCTTTGAATGCATTAGTACCTTCGGGCAATCCATTTCTGGATTTGTGTATGTGGAAAGGAAGATTCCCTTCTACTCGCGCCCGGTTTTGCTCATTCGAACTCAAGCATGAGCCTATTAAGGTTCAGGTAGTCGATCCAATAATTGAATCGGGACGAACTGTTATTTCATGGCAAGGTGTTCGCGCTCAGGAGTCCCCATCTCGAGCATTACTTGAAGAATGGGAAGAAGGAATGGACATTGGCCCGAGACTGGCGATCTATCGCCCTATCCTTAAATGGAAGCATGAGGATGTATTTGCGCTGGCCCGCCGCCATGGCATTAAACCTAATCCATTATATGAACAGGGATGCAGTCGAGTTGGTTGCATGCCTTGCATACACGCGCGCAAATCAGAGTTAGGAGAAATTTTTAGTCGCTGGCCTGAAGAAATAGCGCGGGTAGCTGAATGGGAAAAACTTGTAGCGGCCTGTTCTCGAAGCGGAAACTCAACGTTCTTTCCATCGACCCAAGACCCTCATAAGTCAGAACGTCGTATCGAATGTATATCCGTTGAATCTCATGGCATCGAGACTTACCGAGACTGGGCTATGACGACCCGCGGCGGTAGGCAGTTTGATTTGCTATCAGGTGAGAACGAACAATCCGTTTGTAATAGCGTTTATGCGGGGGTATGCGAATGAAGTGTGATAACACTGAGGATTTTTTAGTTTACTATTCAAAAAGATGAGGCGTACAGATAAAAGCTTCCGTAAATGATGGTATTATCAATAGTATACCAAGTAATTAGGTAACATCCACACAAGGTAATTATTAGGTAGCCACCCAAACCACTTTAGATTAAATTACGAAGCTAAAACATATGAAAACAATAATTCAAGCAATAAAGAATGGAGATGCGAAAGAAAGGCTGGCTATCGCTGCTGATATAGCCACCCTGGCTGGAATTTCGCTTGCAACAGTTGGAGCTGGTATATTAACCGTTACAGCCAGAGCAACTGATATGAAGGCCGAAGAAATTGTAGGAGTCACTATATTTTCATTGATTGCGCTTGTCTTTTTTTGCTTAGTGATAATATTTTTTATTTGGATATATTCAGAATATTCAAAAAACCAACTATCACACCCCATAAGTAATTTCTTATTGAAATTCATCATCTGGATAATGTTCATAATAGCGTTGCTGTTTAGCGTAGGGATGTATTACAGCATTATCGAATCTATGAATTTTTAATAGCGCGCATCACACATTGTGCACAACATTAAGTTCTAAGGTGCTGAAGATGCCTAAAACTCCAGCCGAACGCAAAGCAGAGCACCGTGCCAGACAGGCCGCTGCAGGTGTCAGAAAGCTGGAGATTGTTCTTGATGAGCAGGAACTGGCGATGCTGGAGCAGAACTGCACCGCTCGCCGTCCAGGGCGCGAGCCCTACGACCTGGCAGAGTATATCGCTCTGCTTATTCGCCAGGACGATGCGCGGGTTCGTAGCCGGTTCAAATCTATGAGTAAGCACCAGTGCGGTAAGTGTGGTGATTGCCTGCCTGTGCAGGATTGCCCACTGAAAGAAGAGTCAGCCTGTTGGGTTAGCCTTGGCTGGCATGAAACGAAGTTGGTAATAGCGCCGTGACCTGTCACGGCTGTTCAAACCTGTTGCAGCGGGAGTGTGTGGGGTATGAACCAGAGCAATAACGAAATTATTTCCGATGCCGACATTGAGCAACTGACAGGCTATAAAACGCCTTCAAAGCAATGTCAGTGTCTTAAAAATGCAGGAATATTTTTTATGGTACGAAGGGATGGCAGACCGCGAACTACATGGCAGCATTTCAATGATCCACTGGCATCGCGTAAACAGACCACTAATGACATGAATGAGCCAGATTTTGGAGCGTTAGACTAATGGCAAGAGTCAGACAGAACAAGGAAGATAACTGGTTACCGCCCCGAGTTTATCGGGGCCGTTCTGCTTACGAATTCAAGCCTAAAAACGGCGGCACAGTCCGGCTATGCGACATAGACAGCACGAAGGCTCAGGTATGGATAGCATACGAAGCGCTTATTAATGAACGTAAGCGTGAAGATGCATTCGAAGGCCTTGCAGAATCCTTTTTTAATTCTCCAGATTTTTTTGAATTAGCCAAAGAAACGCAGAAAGACTACCGAAAATACTCGGTTAAAGTTTTGGCCGTCTTTGGGAAGATGCCCCCTGACTCCATAAAACCGGAACACATCCGAAAATACATGGACAAGCGCGGCTTGAAAAGCCGTGTTCAGGCTAACCGGGAGAAGGCGTTTATTTCACGTGTTTATCGTTGGGGATATGAGCGTGGGTTGGTGAAGGGAAATCCTACTAAAGGGGTCAAACAGTACAAAGAGAAGTCACGCGACCGTTATGTTACGCACGAGGAGTATGCAGCATTGTATAGCCTTGCTTCGCCCGTTGAGAAGATAGCCATGGAGCTAGCCTATTTATGTCTGGCGCGGCAGGCTGACGTTCTTTCAATGAAGAAAACTCAGCTTGTTGAGCAAGGGATATTGATCAAGCAAAGCAAAACTTCAGTAGCTCAGATAAAGGGCTGGAGTGAAAGACTCCGTTCTGTCATTGCCCTGGCAGAGTCATTACCACTGAATAAAGGAATGAGTAGTATTTTTATCATCCACCAGCCTTCCGGTGCGGGTTACACGAGAGATGGTTTTAATGCCAGATGGAGGAAGCTTAAGCAGGAAGCAAAGGAGAAATTCCCTGACATTGATTTCAACTTTACGTTTCATGATCTGAAGGCAAAAGGGGTTTCAGATTTGAATGTTGATATTTACGAGAAGCGGGCGATTTCGGGTCACAAGAATGTCGAACAGACGGCACGATATGACAGGAAAATCGCTGTAGTTCCGGTGGTTGGGGCTGAGCTGGAAGCACTTCATATTCTGAAGCCATATTCTGAAAAGCAGAAATAA